AGGCAGCGCGCAGAAACCGCAGTCGTAACACCAACCCGGGGGGCCAAGCCCCCCATTTCCATCCCACTCCGAAAGGACGCTTCATGAAAACCCAACACGCCGTCTCCCTCGCCCTGTCCATCGCATCGGCGATTATTAACATCGCGCTCTCGATCATGATGCTGATCGCGGCCGTCGAAGTCTTCGGCTGGATGCTCACCGTCGGCCTCTGGCTCGTGAGCGCCGTGCTCGCCCTCGCTGCCGCTTGGCTCGCGTACGACGAGCGCGCGGGCGAACGGATCACCGTTCGCATCAAAGGCTCCGTCGAGGCGTTCAACGCGTTCCGCAAGAACATTGCGGGCAAATTCAAACGCGAACCCAAAATCATCGCCACCATGAGCGACGGCACCGTCGTCCGCGAAGGCGACTTCGTTCCCCAGATCTAACCCTCGCAGTTCTAGGCAGGCCCGGTATATCGGGCCTGCTTTCACTGCGGAGGCCCGGATCACACGGGACAACTCACACTAGGAGCAAACCGCATGATCATTGAATCAGGCGTCATCATCTTCTTGGGCTTCTGCTTCCTCTTCTGGAAGCTGCCCCGCAGCACCATCCTGTATGCGCTTGGCTGGCCACTCGTCCTTGACGTGGCCGCGAGCGTTATCGCCTACATCCTGCATTGGGGCACATTCAGCGGAATCATGGCCGCTGCCGTTGCAGGCTTCATGGTCTCCGCCATGACCAGCGCCGCACGCTGGTCGGTGGGGTACATCGACAAAGGCAAGTACTACCCCGGGCACATCGCCGACTGGCGGCAAGCCCTAGTGAGGATCAAATGATGAGCAGCCTAGCCACCACTCGCGAAATCGCGATCAGCATGATTCGCCTTGTGCTGGATCGGCAACCCCCGTACACGCCGAGCCAAGACATGCACGACCTCGCCCGTGAAGGCAAGATCGTCCTCGACCTCGGCAAAGAAACGCTCGACCCATTGGTCGACGCCATGTACGACTACCGCGCCTTCAGTTGGCGCATCAGCCGCGTCGTGCAATACGGCCCGGCCCACAACCCGAATGCGCGCGACATTCGTCGCAAACTCGCATCCCTCAACCGCTAGCCTGCCGTTGGCAGGCAGCGAATCGCCGTGAGTTGGGTGGGCTCGCCCGCCCGCTCACGGTTTAAGGCCAACCACAGGGAGGCATGGGACATGAACCCATTCGCCACAGTCATCGTCATCGAAGCCGTGGAACACGGGACGCTGGCACTACTCGCATGGCAATGCGAAAGGACTCGCATGAAAACCAAAGACAAGGACGTACCCAGCTTGTACGAGCTAGCAGCAGACGCCATCACCACCATGAACCCCACCGACATGCGGCTGACACGGATACTCCGCGTCCTTCAAGGCCGCATCATCCAGAAGGAGAAGCTGAATGCCCGTAGCCAATACACAACGCAACAAAGCACGGCGGATAGCAGCGCAAGCCGCATTCCAGCAACGCAAGAAACAGAAGCGCGTCTGGTCAGCCCGCAAGCTGACGTCAACACGTCGCCGTCGGCGCGCGGACGTGCTGCCAAAGGCGTTGACCGACCGGCGCGCAGCCGAAAGCGTCCGCAACGTGATCGGAGTCGCGATCTACAAAATCCTGCCTGACTACGAAGAGCCGGACGACTTGCACGACAACTATCGCGAATTCGAACGCGATGTGCTGACGCCCAAGCTCGAAGCCAAAGGCTTCGAGATCGTGCGCTGGCAAGACGGCGAACGCGACAGTTTCGGCCCGCTCTCGCGCTATGCCACGGCGTATGCGCCCAGCGGCATCCGCTGCGACATCGTGTATGGCTAACAACCATATCAAGCTATTCTTCCACTGCGCCCAATGCATGGAAGACAAGCCAGCCAACATAAGCCCGCGCGATTGGGCGCAGATCGAAGCGGGCTGGACTGACCACGGGCTGCAAGTCTGGTGCAAACGGCACGAGACCAACATCCTGCACATCGACTTCGAAGGCCAGCAACATCCGGCCAACACCAACAGAGGCAGCGGCGACCTGCCGCGCATCGTCAACTAAACCAAGGGGGCCACGTGCCCCCTTTTTCATGTGAGAGCCACCGCCATGTCCACACTACTACTGCAATTTCACGCCGACCGCACGCACGACATCGAACAAGTCAAGGTCATCGCCGCGCTGCAAGCCATGGCCCAGATGTACCTCGAAACAGTGCAGTACCTGCCAAGCAAATCGCCCGAAATCTCGCGGTCATACGACATCGTGCTCGACAACATCGCTCGCGATATGCGTCGCTTGATTCGCAATGCAATGGGTAACAGCACCGATAGTCAAATCATCCACCAGATCGATGGCTACGAGTTGTGCCAACTAATCTATCTGCTGTCAGGAAGAAACGCGGAGTTCGAATGATCAACTACCTCATTCTCATTCTTCTCTTCATCAGGAGAAGCTACGCCATGTGGGCAATGCAATACGTGCCCATGATGATCAATGGCCAATTCAATTCCGACTGGGAACGACTCCATGAATGGGCCAACTGCGAACGCTGCAAGCGTTACCTTGAACATGGAGAGTATTGACCCATGCCGCCGTTGGCGGCTTGCGAATCGCGGCGGGTGAGGTAGGCACGGTGCCTATCTCTAGACAAGGGGAGCTAGATGGCAATACGGATTCTTTCCGACGAAATGGGTTTCAACGACGATGGGGAACCTGAACCCATGGAACTCATTACCCCTGAAGATCGATGTGCCTGCAAGGAGGAAATGACCCAGCGACTGCTGTTACTAGGACTGACACAACTCGAAATCAACCTGTTCTTCATCCACACGCAAACCGTAAACCAAAAGGAAATCGACGATGACCACCCGTGAACCACGCACAATCCAAGTCCCTGCCGGAACGATCAGCGGCGACTACCCCGCGCCCACCACCATGGCAGCGGCGGTGCAATCCGCTAGCAAAAACCAGCCGGAAAGCTTCAGCGAAGAGCCGGCTCCGACGATCCACGCCAACTTCTTCGACTTGCTGGACGAGCACATGCACACCGAGGAAGGCCAACTGCTGGCCACCAAGATGTGCAACCAGCTCACCGGCCAGATGGTCTTCCAACTCGACTTGCATGTGAAGAACAACATGCAGGAAATCCCGGGCACCGACCTCGGTAGCACCACCCGCACGCCCGTCAAGGGTAGCGTGCCCACGCTCGACCAGCGCAACGAACGCGATGAGAAGCACCGCGGCGAGGAACAGCACGACCACGCGACCGAAGACATGGGGTTCACCCCCGCGCTGAAGCCGCTCGAAATTGCCCTCGCCTGCGAGGAAGCCCGGACATACCTGTACGAAGGGGTCGAAAGCCAGAACGCTCACCTGCCCCGCCGTCAGGACATCCTGTACCGCGGCATCCCCGACCTCGCGCTCAAGTTCGTCAGCGCTGAGTCGGCCCTGCGCAACCGCATCGAGAACAACAAGCTCCCGAGCGCGGCCAAGCAGACGCAGATCAAGGAAAACGCGAAGCAGTTCAATGCGAGCGAGGAAGAAGCGCTGGCCAACGAACTGCGCAAGCGGCAACGGTTCGCAGGCGAAGCCCTCAACCGCATGGCCGACGTGCTCTCCGAGATCGATGGCATGACCATCGCCCCCAGCGCGAACGGCTGGAACAAGCTCCCGCGGGAAATGCAGGAATCGATGATCCTGCGGGTGCGCAACAACATCGCGAGTTCCGTCGCACCCCAGACCGGCAAGATCAGAATCACCCTGTCAGGTCTGCCCGAAGGAGATCTGCGCGACAAGCTCATGACCGACCTCATGATCAGCGAACTCGCGCTGATCCTGCTGGACGCTTGGGTCAAGGAGCATTGCGCCTCGTTCAAGGAAGTGAAGACCCAGATGGGTCAGTTGCAGAAGCGCCTGAAGGCAGCACAGGCACGACGCGACCGAGAAACCGGCGTCGACCTTGGCGGCATCAAGGACATGGCTGAAGACAAGCTGTAACCACAGCAGGCGGGTCAGGGGCTGACCACCCCTGACCCATTTCCTTCACAGGCCCCGGGCCACATGGGACACCACATGGAATTCGAACGGAACGACGGCAAAGAGTTGCCCAAACTGAGCATGGCGGAGATCGCCATCAAGTACCCCATTCTGTACAGCGGCGTCATGAAAACCGCCGGGGTCATCGAAACCATCATCGAGTCGCACGACTGCGGTCACGACGAATGCCGGACGGAGCACCGTCCGAAGCTGCGTGCCCTGTTTGACGACCTCGCCGACGACTACCTGTTGGAGTTCTGCACCGGTGTCGTCAACAAGGACAAGAAAATCATGGATGCCTTGCGCAACAAGATCATCTTCGGACTGCTGAAACAGGCGGTCGAACAGGCCACTACGAACGACGATCCGGATCAGGAACCCACCGAAGAAGTCGTCGCCCAAGCGCGAGACCTGTTGGCGAGAATGACCCAACCGCGGGAAAACCCGTAGGTCTGAGTCTCGAAAAATCCCACACAAAACCCCCCTTCCTATCCTTTATATATATCTCTTCTTTCTCTTCTCCTTTCTTCTTCTTCTTCTTTTGTTACTTTTTTCTTACTTTAAGATGAGAGAATAAGAGAGAGTAAAGGAATCAAGGGGTTAGGTGCATCTCATTTCGAGAATCCTCACAGCGGTTTCCTAGCAAAAAATCTGCATCTCAATCTTTTTGTGAGAATCGAAAAAGTCCCAACAGACGCTTCTCACATAAGACCCTCGTTTTCTCCTAAACTGGCGGTAGTCCAACCCCACTGAACCTGCCATGAAATTGGTCTTCCTGAAGGCCAGCGAGACTCCGCTGGTCAAGTCCTACCGCCGCCTGCCCGATGGCACTATCAGTAAAACCGCGTATCCCAACGCGTACGCTTTCACCTCGTTCGAAGAGTCCGCCCCTACCCTTGATGACCTTGCTGTACTGATCAAGGTGCACGGTGACCAAGGTCACTGCCTCCTGAAGGGGCTGCTTGCAACGCCCCTGAATTCCGAATCCCGGGCTGGCTCAACCGACGCCAACCAGATTACAGCGTGGGGCTGTTTCGATCTGGACGGAGCCGGCTACGCCAGTCCGGACTTCTTCATGCAGGACATGGGCTTTGGCGACGTCTCCTACGTTGCCCAGTACAGCGCCAGCCACGGCATCGACCCTTCGTCCACCGGCCTGCGCTGCCACGTGTTCGTGCACTTTGACCAGCCCTACCACCCAGCCCTGCTGAAGCAGTTCCTGCAGTACAAGAACCTGACACTGGACGTGCTGCGCCGCGACACCCGGCTTACCAAGACCGGCTGCGCCCTGATCTGGCCGCTCGACATCACCACGTGCCAGAACGACAAGCTGATCTACATCGCCCCGCCCCAGCTGGAAGGCATCGCTGACCCGCTGGGCCCAAACCGTATCACAGTGGTGAAGAAGGCCAAGGCATCCCTCGCCCTGCCTGAAATGATCCCCAGCGCCACCGCCATTCGACAGATGATCGACGACCGGATCAACGAGCTGCGCAAGAACGCCAACCTGCCCAAGCGCCGAGCGTCCCAGTACAAGGTCGAGAACACCATCGAATACATGGCGAAACCTGACACCGCGGTGGTGACAGGCGTCAAGCACGAACGAGGCTTCGTCTACCTGAACCTGAACGGCGGTGACAGCTTCGCCTACTGGCACCACGAGAACAACCCCGAATTCATCTTCAACTTCAAGGGCGAGCCCGTTTACAAAACGGAGGAGCTAGTACCCGACTATTACGCTCAACTACGTCTGCAAGCCAAGCAACAGAACTCCCGCATTTTGCTCGCCTTCCGCGACTTCAACAGCGCCCAGTACTGGAACGGCTGGTACGACCAAGAAACCGACGAACTGGAAATTAGTGTGGCGCGCAGCGAGACTCAACTGCGCCACTTCATGAAGCAGCACGGCACCGAGCTAGGTGACTTCGTACCGGACTGGCGGATCATCTTCGATCCACACGACCGCACCGTGGTGTATCTGCGCGAACAGAAGCTGAACGTCTATCGCCCCAGCTCCTTCATGAAGGGCGAATTCACTCCCACGCGCAAGATGCCGCCCGTCTGCAGCAAGATCATCCACCACGTGTGTGGCGACGACCCCCTGATCGTCGACCACTTCAACAACTGGATGGCGTGCATCTTCCAGTACTTGGATCGCACCTACACCGGGTGGATCTTGCATGGGACGCAGGGCACTGGCAAAGGCTTGCTGATGAATCGCATCCTGATGCCATTGTTTGGTGCCCAGAACATGACGATGAAGCGGATGGAGGAACTGGAACAGGACTTCACCGGCTTTTTCGAGAACGTCTTCTTGGTGGTGGTCGACGAGATCCAGACCAGCGCATCGCTGAAGCAGGCCAAGATCACCAGCAAGCTGAAGAACCTGATGGTGGAGCCCCACATCAGCATTCGCAAGATGTATCGCGAACCGTATATGGCGCGCAACTACTGCAACATGATCTTCACGTCGAACATGCCCGATCCGATTGTCGTGGCACAAGACGACCGCCGCTTCAACGTAGGTAACTACCAGAAGAAAGCCATCAACATCACGGAAGCAGAGATTGCCCAGATCGATGGCGAGTTGCACCAGATGTACAGCTTCTGGATGACATACCCCGCGGACCGGGAACGCGCCAAGCGTCCACTGAACACACAAGGCCGACAGGAACTGATCGAGACCAACATGCAGGCTGCAGAAGTCGTGGCACGTGCGCTACGCGACGGCGACCTGCAGTTCTTCTACGACCAGCTGCCTACTGCACCAATGAAAACGCTTCCGGGTGGACTGATCCCTAACGACCCGAAGCAGATGATCACCTTGAAGTATCAGGAACTGATGAAGGAAATCGTCCTGACTGGGCATGACAAGCTCACTCGCGACGAATTGATGACGATCTTTCGCTACTGCGTCGGCAATTGCCCTGAAACACCGAACAAATTCACCTCATATCTGAAGCACCAGCAGATCCACATGACCTATGTGTGGTCGGGTGCGAAATCAGTACGAGGCATCAAAGTCGACTGGAAATCGGACCCCACATGGCTCGCACAAGCCCAAAAAGAAGTGCAATGACAAGGAGCATCAATGAGCATCGGAAATCTGGAGGAAGTGTCCTCGGTTCACGAGGACCTGAACTCACGGACCGCAACCACTAACAAGGTGCGGGAGCTGCAGGAGTTCATGAACAACCTTGAACCCAGCATGGTCGAAGGCATGATCCTGACCGTGATCGTCCGGCAGAACCCGGACGAAAACATCGTCGACGAAGAAGGCGGCATCCCCACCGACGTCTACACCCACTGCCTCGGGCCCATGTCGACTCTCAACGAGCTAACCCGGATGCTGATCCTGCGAATCATGCAGGCTCAGATCTCCGAGCCCCACAGTCGTAACTCGATTGCCACCGGAGCGATGAACTGATGACCGCCAAGCCCAAGAGCTTCGCCGACATTCTCGAAGAGCATCCCGAACCGCCGGCCAGCCAGACTCTCTCGCGTCACATCGAAGTGTTCAGCAACGAGGACAAAGGCCGCGAGAAAGCCAATCACTTCGCCGAACGGCTGAAGGAACTCGACTTCACCAAGCTCCGCGCTGGCGTGCTGATCACGGTGCAAGACATCCCCGGCGACGAAGAGAACAGCGGCCAGATGCAGACCATGACGTTTGGCCCGGCACACATCACCTTGGCCATGGCAGCGAACCTCGCGCACATCGCGATGCAGCTGCAGCAGGCCGAAGAAACCGGCGCGTACCCCGAAAACATGAACGTGGATCATGACAACCGGCACTAAGAAGAAGCGGCCCATCAAGGCCATGCAGTACGCGGGGGAACAGACAATCACCATCGCCGGCAAGCAAGCCGCCCTCATCATCAACGAGGACGGCACGCTCGATCTGTATTACGCCGACCAGCAACCGCAAGCGCAAGCCTACGAGACCACGATGAAAGCCGGCGCATGCGCCACGATGCTGTGCAACGCGGATCTGCGCAAAGCCACGCTCGAATACATGGAGTATCTCAATGCCAAGCGACTCGCCGAGCAAGCCCGCTCCAACTGAAGTTCCACTGTCTCGTCTGCTGCTGTCGCGCATGCAGCGCATGGCCGAGGCAACAACGAGCGATTACACCGCCGGCGAGTACAAAGCCGTCATCGCCGACGCACTCGACCTGATTGCCGACACGCGCACGCAGTTGATCGGCATCAAGGACACTGTGCATCAAGCGCATGTCCAGTTCAAGGAAATGCGCGAACGTGTCGAGGAACTCGAAATGGCGCTGAAGAAACGCGCCCTCGAAGGGCTGACACAGTCCGGCGAATACGAAGAGCTATCAGCGCAAAATGAACAGCTGAAAGCACAGCTCGCCATGGCACAAGCCAGTCGTAGCGGCAAGATAGAAGAAATGAAACGGCTGATCAATCTAGCCATATCCGCTGCAGAAGGACATCATGAAGGCGCAGGACTGAAGTATCTGCAGCGCGCACTGGAACTGCCATGAAGCCCGGCGACGTCATGATCGTCGTCAAGACGAAAGAGCCTGCCAATCTCGGCCGGCACGTGAAGCTCATTCGCAAAATGGACGACGGCTCGTGGATGTGTGAAAGCATCGGCGAGCCACTGATCGCCCAACACCGCGAAACTGGCGAGATCATGCCGCGCCGGTACGGGCAGCTGTACGAAGAGGCCATGAAACCGCTATGAAACACGAACCCGAATACGCCGGTGCACTGTACGGCGACACGGTCAAGGAATACTTGCGCCGGTGGGACGCCGGCCAAGCCGTGTGGACCATCGAAATGGGCGGTCTTGGCCCCGGCTACGAGCAAGCGCTGCAGATCTCCATGATGGAAGTGCTGCGCTATCTCGACGCTGAACAGATCGATGTCGAACCTGTGTTCGACAAGCGCGATGAATCGCGTGCGTTCTTCGACCAGATCTCTGAATGGAGCCAGACCAACCCGATCATTGGGAAACTCGGGTTGTCCGGCGCACAGTGGAGCGCTGCTTTCAACCTTGCATTGAACATCTATCGCAAGGGGCCTGCCGGTCTACTGAACAGTGACATGTTCGAAGATCGCAAAATTCAAGTCTCTCGAAACTTCCCCACTGCTGATGGGGCTTGGAAGCCGACTGCCTGAACATGGGTAACAAGACTGCAAGCAGTGTCTTGAAGATTCGTGACGTCAACAACTCGAAGCATGGCAACGAGTTGCTGGAAAAAGCAGGCCCAAAGACATGGGCCCCGCGTCGATTCACTGAACGTCAAGTACGTGAGATTCGTGCAGATCGACGCCCCGTAAAAGTCATCGCTGCACAATATGGCGTTACTCATCACGCCATTCGACAAATCCAAGACGGGAGAAATTACGCATGGGTAATTTGAAAGAGCACCCCCGGGTGTGTCGTCTGAAGCAATGGATCTGCGCGCTCGAAAGCGGCCAATACCAACAGTGCGACGGCACATTGCACAACGCCGACGGAGAGTTTTGCGTCTGGGGCGTGGCCATCGATCTTCATACCCATCAAGGAGGCAAGAAATGGGTCAAGGACGAGTACGGGGACTACACCTACAACGGCGACGACACTCATCCGCCCACTACCTTAGTTCGTCAGCTGGGACTGTCCATCGAGGACCGCGACGAATTGATCGAGCTGAACGACGGTGGCCGCAGCTTCAAAGAGATCGCGCAAATCTTGAAAACGAAGTATCTGCCGCGACTCGTAAAACGCGTTCGAAAATCACCGTCATCGACGTAGTCGTTGGAGCCTCTCTTTTCTGGCTCTTCGTCTTCATCGTAATTCTATTCACGAAGTTTGGACCGCACGAGCTTACGCGGACCACGAAGGAAACGTCGGCAAAACCTGCCGTGCGTCTTGTCATGTAGTTCCACTCACAAAAGGAGCGCCCACATGGGTGAAACGTTGGAAAAGAAAGGCCCCAAAGTTGTCGTCGCTGAAGTTGTTCATGCCGGCGAGCAACTGATTCTTCCGGAGAAGATGAAGATTCCGGACGCCATCGATCTGCTGAATCGCCGGCTGAAGTACCTCGAAGAGCCGGTCGTCATCAACGAGACGTTCAACGTCTTCCCGTGGGACGGCGCTTACGCGCTGGAACAAGTCCTGCGTCAGAAGTTCGGCTGGGCCGCGGCGGAAGGTGTTCCGAGCTTTTTCGGCAAGCAACCGCCGCAGATGATCGCCATCGAGATCGGACCCGGGAAGATGCACAACGTCCCGTGGGGCCGGTTCAGCATGCCGACGATTCAAGACGGTTACGTGCAGTGCGATGCCAACAAGAAAGATGGCCTGCTCTGCTTCGCGCTCGTCGCCAGTGTCAAGCGCAAGGACGAAGACACCGTCAAAGCGCTGTACAAGGAAGTGCGCGAGTATCTGAAGCTGAACTCGATCTACCGCGGTCAAGCCATCAAGATCCGCTTCACCGACGAAGATGGCGACCGGCTGGCGATGCCGGAACCGAAATTCATGCGGCACGACGACGTCGACGAGTCGCTGATGGTCTTCCCTGAAGAAGTCGAGAATTCGATCAACGTGAACTTGTTCACGCCGATCACGCGACACAAGGACCTGAAGGCCAACGGCATTCCGATCAAGCGCGGTGTGCTGCTCGGCGGCAAATACGGCACCGGCAAGACACTGGCAGCGAAAGTTGCCGCCAAACGCGCAGTCGAGGCTGGCGTGACGTTCATCTACGTCGGCCGTGCCGACGAACTGGCCGACGCAGTGAGCTTCGCCAAGCAGTACCAAGAGCCGGCGGCAGCGATCTTCTGCGAAGACATCGACCGCTCGCTCAACGGCGAACGCACGGTGGAAATGGACGACATCTTGAACATCATTGATGGCATCGACACCAAGTCGGCGAACATCATGGTGATCCTGACGTCGAACCACCTCGAAAACATCAACCCGGCAATGCTGCGCCCGGGGCGTCTCGACGCCGTGATCGAAGTGGCCGAACCTGACGGTCCTGCCGTCGAGAAACTCCTGCGTGTCTACGCAGGCGACCGGCTGGCCAAGGACACCGACCTGCACAAGGTCGGCGAACTGCTGTCCGGCACGATCCCCGCGGTGATCGCGGAAGTCGTCAAGCGGGCGAAGTTGTCGCAGCTGTCGCTGCAGAAGCCCGGCGAGAAGGTCAAGATGCTGACCGAAGCCGCACTGATCGAAGCCGCGTCCACGATGCAGGGCCAGCTGCGCCTGCTCAACAAGGATCGCGGCCCCGAGAAGCTGCCGAGCCTCGACAGCCAGTTCCGCAACATCGTTCGCGATGTGATGACCACGGAAAGTCACTAGACGTACAACGGGCGAAACGGCGGCGGGCGGTAGCGCTCCCCACAGTATCCCCGTTGTTGGAGTAGCCCACCCTATTCCCCCCTCGCTGCTGTGGGACGGCAGAACAGACCCCGAGGGGTAAAGCACAGATCCCGCGTGCCCGGCGTAGAAGCTGGTACACGACCCTGTGATACAGAATGAAGTGGAGACAGCCGGGAGAGACCGGCATTTCTATCGCATTACTTTCAACCGGGGAGTTGAATGAGCGCTACCGCTGTCAAGGAGTTGCAGTCTCAAGTCGAAGAACTGTCAGGCGAACTGGAACGGATTGCACAAGCTCCGTTGCCTGTCGGAACTGTGCTTGCCACCGGCAAGACATACATGTTGATCGCTGCCGGCGGAGCTATGCTCCGGATCGGCAAACCCAAGGAAGCCGCGGTTGCTTCCGGCGACAGCATTCTGCTGCATCCCAAATCGATGCAATATGTCGATCATCTGGATTTTCCGGCGCGCATGGGCGAGCTGGTGCCAGTGACTCGTGAACTCGACGGCCAGATCGTCGAGATCAGCATCAACGGCATGGAACGCACCGTCTTGCGTGGCAGCTTCGGCAAGACCATCAAGGAAGGCGACAAGGTTGTCCTCGACACCAACGGCATGGTGATCGTGGCGCACTACCCCAACAAGGCCGAGCAATACATCTTCACGGCGTCAACCAACGTCACGTGGGATGACATCGGCGGGGCTCACGACGCCAAGCTGGCACTGATCGAGGCCGTCGAATTACCGCGGAAGTATCCGGAGCTGTACAAAGGCTACGGCAAGCGCCCCATCAAAGGCGTGCTACTCGAAGGCCCGCCCGGCTGCGGCAAGACCATGCTGGGCAAGGCACTCGCCACGGCTGTTGGCGGCACAAAAACCCGTTTTATCTACATCAAAGGCGCAGAACTGCTGAACGAGTACGTCGGCGTGACGGAGTCGCGCATTCGCGATATCTTCGCCGACGCCCGATTCCATCAGAAGGAGACCGGCACACCAGCCGTGATTTTCATCGATGAAGCAGATGCCCTTCTTGGCTCCCGAAGCAATCGTCATGCGTTCATGGAAAAAACCGTTGTCCCGACATTTCTGGCTGAGATGGATGGGCTCGACGAAAATGGCGCGATTGTTGTCGTCGCGACTAACCGCGCGTCGTCTCTGGACAGCGCCATCACGCGCGAAGGCCGCATGGATCGAAAGATACGCGTATCGCGTCCCGATATTCGTTCAACACTGGAAATTGCCCGGCTCGCCTTCTCAACCACCACGATTGCAGAAGGTCATGACGTGCCGAGCCTTGCTTCTACGCTCACCGACGCGCTTTTCGCTCCTGAGCATGCGTATTACGACGTCGCATTCTCGGACCGGACTCGGAGTCGCTTTTGCCTCTCCCATCTGGTCAGTGGAGCGCTTATCGTGGGAGCGGTTGAACACGCAACCAGCAATGCGCTCCACCGCGACCTTGCGGCGGGTTCGTCGAAGGCAAGCGGAGTCCTGCCGGACGACGTTCATCGGGCAGTCAAGTCCATCTTCATCGCCAACACCAACGTCGATCACAGCGAGGCCCTGACTGACTTTGCGGGCCCGCGTGAAATTGCGGCTCTTAACGCATTGCATCACACAAGGACCGTTGAACATGTTGAAACAGCGCAAGCCTAACGAAGGCGACGCTCCCAAACCCGAAACCGAGCTGTCTGCCGACGAAGTGCTGCTTGCCAAAGTCGCCGAAGCCCGTGCGAAAGCCATCGAAGCGGCCAAACGCGCCAAGCGCGAGGAAGAAGAGCGCAAGGCCAAACGCGCCCGCGAGCGCGAGTTCCTGTGCTGCGGGCGCAGTTGCTGCGGACGGTGATCATGGAATGGCTGACGCTACTGGCACTGGGAGTCGCCGCGGGAGCGATCTCCTTCACGATCACCAAAACGCACATTACGGAACCGATCAGGACGCATCTGAAGCTGCGGCAGTGGGACATGCTGCACTACTTGTTCAGCTGCCCTTATTGCATGTCTCACTGGGTGAGCCTCGGGCTTGTTATATTCGCCGGCCCCGGATTGCTGCACTGGGCTATCGAGACCATGGTGCTGGTCGGTCTGGCAGGTTTCGTGTCCGGCGGACTGATGCGAGCGTTCTACATTCAGGAGCAGGAGAACGCTGAACTACAACGCCAGCTGAATGAACTGATCGAGCTGGTCGAACAAGTTTCGGCCCCTGCGGAGTCCGATGTGGACAGCCGCATGCCTTCGATGGCCCGGGCCTCCTGAGTTGTGGGTGCTATTAGAACCCTCCGTTGCCGGGATCGGATGCCCGGATCTGATGCGGCAGTCTCCGCCTCTCGGTTGGTCAGCACCGAAAGTCTGATCGTTGTGGGTACTGTCTTCGGACGTGAACCCTCTGTCTCTGACCGATAGACAGAAACATCGGCGGGGGTGTGTACCCTCCTATTTGTCCACCTTCCCCGACTGCCGCGGAATAGCGGGGCCCCGCCGATTCCTCAACGCGCAGCCGCCAGACGAGGGTAACTGGCAAGAATTCATCAACGGAGAAACCTCATGGTCCTCGGTTCTGTTTTTGTCGGCGCAATTCTCTTCGGCGTCGGCGTTGCGGTTGGTCTGCTGGTCGCCGCGGTCTTTCAACCCACAAACAAAAGGAAGTAAGCATGGAAGGCATGGGGAAATGGCTCGCCATCGGTGGACTGTTGTCCATCGTTCTGCTTGCGGGCGTCATCGGCGGCTGTGCCGGTGTCGAACAGGTCGACACGGGACACCGTGGCGTGCAAATCCGCTTCGGTGAAGTCGACAAAGAAGCGGGCTCCTTGACCGAGGGGCTGTACTTCTTCAATCCGCTTACCACGAAGATTGTCGAGATCAACGTGCAAGTGCAGAAGTGGGACGGTACCGCCAACACGTACACCAAGGATGTCCAGCAAGCGGACATCAAGTACGTGATGAACTTCCATCTGAATCCGAATGAGGCGCACACGGTCTATCGGGACGTGGGACGCCAGTGGGAAACCGCTCTAGTTCCGCAAGTAGTCAGCGGCATCATGAAGCAGGTAATCGGCACTTACGACGCCGTCGACCTGATCGAACATCGAGCTAAAGCTACAGCGGAGATTCAAACCGCTATCACCGAAGCACTTGCAACTCGCAACGTCATCTTCGACCGCATCGAGCTCGTGAACATCCAGTATCACAAGGAATTCGAGAAATCGGTCGAAGACAAGGTCGTGGCTGTGCAACGCGCCATCGAAGAGAAGAACAAAACTGTGCAAGTGCAGGAACAAGCCAAGCAAGCGGTCATCACAGCACAAGCACAAGCGGAATCGATGCGTATCCGCGCCAATGCACTAGCATCAAATCCGAAGCTGGTCGAGTATGAAGCGGTACAGAAGTGGGACGGCAAGCTGCCGAACTATAACTTCGGTAGCGGTGCTTTGCCTTTCATCAACCTACAAGGGGTTGGCAAATGAAACGCGGATTCACCATCATCGAAGTACTGATTATGCTAGCTATCGCTGGCATTCTCATCGCGATAGTCAGCGGATTCGTCACTAGCAATAAGGAAGAGTCGAAGCCGCCGCAGAAGGAAGAAACCCTAAAGCGGTCTCCCGAAGAAGGCACCGCTCGCCGCAGTAGTTAGGGGGAGAAATGAAACATGCCCCGGGCGTCATCTGTATCGTCCACACGCCGAAATATCCTCAGCACAACGGCAAGCTCGTCACTCTTGGCGAGCGTTGTTCCTGTCCGGAGTATTACACCGGCAAGCGGGGTAAAAAAGATCTGTGGTGGACGTTTTCTCCCGGCATTCAACTTTATCGCCGGTTATGGGACCGCGGTCCGGAATTCGCTTTGCAGCCCATCGCCGGCCCCAAAACCGATATCGTCACAGAGAAGGAGAAGGAACTGTGTACGAACTGATCAATGGCGAGGAAATGGCCGCACTGCATCCCGCCACCTTCGAGATTCCCGGCTGGATCTATCGCTACGGCGCAAGCGTTGGCGATATGGTCAAGATCGGTGTGAAAGCCAAAGGCGGCGGTGAGCGTTTTTGGGTCGCTATTACAGCCATCGAAGACAACCGGTTCGTTGGCGTTGTGCGCAACGATCTCGTTAACACTGACGCACACGGGCTGGAATATGACGACGAAGTCCGATTCGGACCAGAACACATCATCGGAGTCGATCCGGCCGGTTTCACCAGCGGAGACAAAGAGTCCGAAGAAAACCACACCTACCACACCGCCGACGAGAACAACGCCCGAGTGCATTGAACTTGTCGAATGGCTTCGACAGGAATATCGAGAAGTACGAATTCTCCCCGACGGCTCTATCGCCGCAATCGGGGATTTGCTATTTACTCGGGCGGTTTACGTCGGCTGCGACCGGTGGGGGTGGAGCAAGCGGTATTGCTTTGAAGATAAAAACAAAGCAAATGAAGAGTTTCAAAAGTTGCAATCCGAGGACGATGAGCCGCAAGGTTACATCGCTAGACGACCATGAAGCTGTACGACTTAGATAGTGGTGATCACTTCCGTCTTATCGAAGACACTAACGCGCCACCCGACATTGGCAAGTATCACGCCGGTCGAGTGTTGCGACTGGGCAATATCGATGGCATGTATTCGTACTGCATCGATATCGACACCAAGGAAGTCTGTCATCCCGTAGCGTGGGCAGAAGTCGAGAAAGTGCCGGCATGAAAATTGGTGCCCCACATGCACCGGGGCGTAAGCCCCTAGTCAAAGTCAACGCTTTGTCGTACGGCATGATGTTGAAGTACTTGATTGAACATGGGCATGCCACGATTCAGGAACTTGCCGACGAAAGCGGACTTCATCCGCAAACGGTAAGAGAATGGCTTGCCATCTGGCATAACAAATTCAAACTCATCCACATTGGTGGATGGGAACGTAATGCCTATGGCAGGCCAACCATCATCGTGTACCACTGGGGCGAAGGCAAAGACGCGCCACGGCCAAAGAAAAGCATGGCGGAAAGGGCTAGAACATGGCGAGCAAACCGGAAGATGCGAGAACTGCAGAAGGCACTGACGGCTTCAGGCTAGAAGACTACGTCAACAGCGAAACATACGATTTACTTACGGGCGAGCTAGAAGAACAAGCTCGCTTAAATGGCATGGGAGCCGAACGTGAATTGGCACTCATGGCCGAAATTGAGCGCCTGCGAACTGCACTTGATCGCATCCAAGGAATGTGCGCTGTAAAAGATGCGTGCGCATGCGGCAGACCGCGCGGCATTCAAGCCGTACGTCATTGCGCTATCAAAGCCCTTGCGGGGGATAAATCACGTATATCCCCTGCAAGGGATAAACCGTAGGAGAAAAACATGACCCGAGGAAACAGCATCAGAAAGCGCCGCAACCGGATCTACATCCTGCTGTGGTACAAAGCTTCGCGGCTGAGTAAACGAGGCCGCAAACGCAACGGGTGGTAAGCCATGAGCCCGTTCTATCGCCTACAACGTATCGATGAAGTCAGCCGTATACGGCCTTACTGCATCGGCCGATACGTCGACAACGACGACTTCACACCGCGCTACGACGGCACCGCCACGCAATTCAACGTGATTCACGGTAGCAAAAATGAAATGCTGCGGCTATCTCAATGGCTTCTGACTCGTACATCAGATGAAGCAAGAGCGCTAGCAGTCAATTTCGATAGCGACAAAGTACTGCTTTACAATCCTGAGTCCTCTGACGACATCGAATATTTGAATTTTTTTCAGGCCATTGAATTGGCCTACCACATCACCGATTTTTTCAAGGAGCAAGAGGATGAATGGGCCCGCCGCAAAGACGCCGAACAACGAGATGCCAAACAAGAAGTTGGAGAAGACGGCCTCCCCTGAACATCCTGTTCCCGAGATCGCTCGGGTCCTGCAGGACATGATGAAGCACTTCCAGATCCCCAGCCTGAAATAGTTCCCATGAAGTGGCTCCCTTGGCTAGACGCCGTTCTCGGCGGTCTGTTATTCTTCAATGCCGCAGTGGTCGCTCACTTTCTGTACAAACACGCTGCGGAGCCGTGGATGTATTTGATGCTGGGGAATACCTTCCTTTTGGGATGGTTTTGTAACCAGCAACTCAACGAATACTTGCAGCGTAAGAAACACCAACACGCTGTAGAAATGCTGGCTCAGATGCTAGCCGACGAGGAAAAGCAGCGGAGTGGCACGAAACGTTGAACCTGCGGAATTCCTTCCCGTCGTCATAAACGCCGGCGATAAACGCTGGTGGAGTGACGAGTCAATGCGTCGCGTCAACCTCGAATTGCTAGCCACCATTGCTGTAATCAACAAGGAAAACACAGCCCTGCGAGCGCGCCAAGCATTTCTGGAACAGCGCATCGCCACTCTTGAAGGAATCAAGAATGAGCTGGTGGGAAGAGGAACTAGTAAAAGTAAAAGACCAACGCCGTGGAGTCCTCCCGCAGAAGGAGACGCTGAAGGGCCCACCACACAAACAGAAACGACCGTGGAAGGTCCTTGGGCCGTCACCCGTCGCACGACTGTTTGGTGACCGCGACATCGTGTACTACCGCGGGGTGACCCGCGAAGCCTGCGAGCGCTTCATCGAGAAATACGAGCGCTCGTATCACCTCCCCCGCAATGCCACGGAAGCCGAAATCGCCCACCGTAAGGCTCAGATGAAGTTCCGTGTCGCTAAGTTTTACATCACAGGACCCAAGGATGAATACGCGCCCGCTGTGGTGGCGGCTGGCGTGGGACAAGACTCCTGAACCAGCCCCAGACGATTGGAAGCCATCGGATGAGTGGTGGGAAAACGACCGCCGCGTAGCTTTTACCGAACTCTTTCTTGGCGTCCAGATCAGCACTGTATTTCTAGCACTAGACCATTCTTTCGGCGAAGGTCCGCCGATCTTGTTTGAAACAATGATTTTTGGAGGTTCGTTTGACCAAACCTGTTGGCGGTACGCCACATGGCAAGAAGCCGTCGAAGGCCACGAAAAAGCGGTCCAGTACGCTTATACGCAGTTCACTGGCGAAACCGACATCCCCAAGTCACTTAGCCGAGGGCGGTCCATTATTTCTGTATCGGCCGGACAGCATGGCGAAAGGGCAGCAGAAGGGGAATCGAACGCACGCATTGAAGGCCCGTCCCGTGATAACCCCGACTCTTGATTGGAACCCCCCCAAAAAATGACCCCATGGTGGCTATACGCGACCGCCGCCGCGATTCTTGCGGTAATCGGCGCTCGGGCTCTGTTCGCGGTCTTGCGAGAGCGCGTCGGAAGTGTAAGATCTGACAAAGATCAAGGAACCTGACACATGGCCGTATCCGCTTATGTCGTGGTTTTCGTCCATCATTCAGGTGTGACGGCAACCCGGCTTGGGCTAGATGGAAAGTATTCCGGGTCCGACGAAGAAAGTCGGCGTATTGAAGCCTTTCTACGCGAGGAAGGGTTCGAAAGACCCCAGTTACTCGCGTGTGTACCGGAATTAGCAATTGGCGAAAAAAAGTAACCCTCCAGCCGCTGCAGGCGTCACAGAAGTCCATGGAACCAGAGAAGAGCAGCTCGCCCAGATTCTCGGCAGGCTTCACTCTCTCGATCCAGCTCTCATCCATGGAATTCTGGTGGTGGTTGGTACCCTTCAAAACGCAAAGTCCAATCACCTCTCTATTGTTGAATACATGGCGGGTGATGAGGCAACGCTGAAAACCCTCGCGGCTAGTCAGTTGATGACGCTCGACGAAATGTTCCCAGACCCGGATGACCCACAGGAAAAAGGAACGTTCCACTAGCCCCAACAAATTCAATCCGAAGCCACCGTTCGCGGTGGCTTTTGTCTTTCAGGAGAGGAGCAATGGACGCCCGCATTGAAACAGCCGGCAAGGAATTGCTGGACAAGGCCGTCGAGTTCTACCAAGAGGAACACAAGCAAGGACGCGCTCCTGTCGTATCGCCCATGGTGGCGTTCTGCCGCCTGAACGAAGACGAAACGCTTCCGTCCATCGCCGTCATGCCCGGCGAGCTGGCAGAGAAATTCTTCAATCAGAAGAATCCTATCGGCAAGGAACAGCTGATGTTCATCATCAAGAAGTGCCTCGCCAACGACATCCCGCGGTCCGTGCCGTGGAGTGACGGCAAGCAAGGCGCAGTCAAAGCCGTCATCGTCATCATTGAAGCGTTCATGAAGGAAGAGCATGACGCTTCCAAGGTCGAGGAGTATCGACCCGGTTCGCTAGCCGCAGACCCTACGGCTTCTGAATGCGTGATGCTGCAGATTCATACGCTCGAAGGTACGCGCATCATCATGCAGCCCGTCAAGGAAGGTTTCCTGATGGGTGAGCGCAAGGAATTCGGCGCAGGAACCGACCAAGGCCAGATGACCGGCACGATGGCCATGCCAACCCCTACCACCCACTAGAAAGCCATGAATCGCCGGCAATGGTTCAGAACAATCCGAGCATTCATTGCCGGCGTCGTGCTGTGGTCACTGGCTATAGTGATTGGCACCGTTGAATGGTTACTGCAGCGAAGGAACCGCTAGATGAGATTCATTCGAATTCAAGGCGATGATTTCCTCGTCTTCACACGCACAGAAGCAGAAATGCGAATTTATATTCGCTTCAAGATCCGACTTAACGGTATCGACGCAATACGTAACGAAGTGAAGATTCATTTGGTAGATGTGCCTGCAGACAGTCAAACAATGTTTGACCTGCTGAACGGCAAGACCGTCATGGGAACCGAGATCGGGGAATACTACATCACGCCCCGTGGCGCGGTTAAGCGTGATCACGATGCTCCTGCTTAACCTCGTTCTCGCATTCTTTGCCAGCTTCTTCTTCGTGCTGCTGAAAGCCTTGCAGCAGCTGAACGTAGTGCATCACAAGGTCTGGTGGGTCATGCCGACATCCATGGGTATGGCCCTCACCGAAGTGTTTGTCATAGCGAACGTAGCCCATATGGGGTGGGGATGGATTGTTGTCCCTGTCGGGCTTGGCGGAGGACTTGGCTGCATCGCTGCCATGAATCTGCATCGCTTTTTCCGGAACTACTCTCGATATGAACCCCCTAGTAATAGCGCTTGATGTATCTCTCGGAGTTGCTGCATTCGCGGCACTCGTTCGAATGTTCATTCGTAGTAACCAGCAAGGAGCCTCGTTGCATGCGTCCCAGTCAGGCGTCAGCCGTACTTCGAACAGCAGTACTAGCGAAGATTCCCGCGATGATGTGGGGCCCACCCGGGATCGGAAAGTCCGACCTCGTGAGGCAGCTCTGTGAAGATCACGGTTTGGAGCTGCGGGACGTTCGAATCAGCCAGCTCGACAGCGTCGACCTCCGTGGAATACCGCACCGCGAAAACGGACGCACGGTCTGGAACCCCCCTGACTTTCTTCCCCACGACCTCGACAGCCGTGGAATCCTGTTCCTCGACGAAATCAACAGCGGCAGTGTCGGAACGATGGCCGCTGCATATCAATTGGTCCTCGACCGACGGCTGGGTAATTACGAACTGCCAGCTGGATGGGCCGTCCTCGCTGCGGGTAACCGCTTACAGGATCGATCCATAGTCAACCAGATGCCAATGGCGCTGCGCAACCGGTTCATCCACATCGAAGTGGAAGTGAATCTGGATGACTGGCGGCATTGGGCACTCACTCATGGCGTCCACTCGGACGTTCTCGGCTTTATCTCCTCCGCCCCCGATCTCCTGAACGAATTCGATGTTGGTGACGACAAAGTCCGTCAACAACAGATGCAACAACGCGCCAAGGATGCCCGCGCATTCGCCACACCACGCAGCTGGGCCTTCCTTTCTCGTCTGTTGTCCGCGGGGATTCCGGCGGAAGTCGAGTACGAGACCTACGGCTCGGTAGTAGGCGAGGGCCCAGCAGCGAAATTCGTCGAGTACATGAAGTACTCGCGCCGCGCACCGAACCTCGACAACATTTTGATGAACCCGGGCAACGCGCCGGTGCCGGAAGAGCCTGCCACGCTGTACGCCACGGTGTCCGGTCTGGCCGTCAAGTCCACGTCCGACAACTTCGAACGCGTGATCCAGTATGCAGATCGTCTACCGACGGAGTTCGGCGTGACGCTAGTGAAAGATTCGGTCACTCGGATTCCCGAACTGGCCGATACCAAGGCATTCAATAGTTGGGCCGCTCGCAACGCAGAAGCAATAACCTAGTAGGAGCCTATGGCAAACGTCCGCTTGAACGACGATCTTCGTACGAAGATCATCACATCCGCCTGCAATGGATTGACGCAGCAGATCACCAAGCTAGAAACAGAGATCAAAACGTTCTTTCCGGCCGACCGCCTGTACAAAATGGTCGTTCCAACTGCCGATATCGAAGCAATGAAAGGCGTCCCGCCGAAGTACTTCAAACAGCTGTCGTATTTCAACGTGAAGATCGACCGTCCGATGCATTTCGAGTGGATGGTCAGCCCCGACAAGACACAGGCATATCCCTATCCGGACAGTTCGGTCCGAGTAGCGATACACGACGAAAACGCATCGGACTGGCACATCATCGAGCCGATGCTGCAACGACGTAAAACGCTGGTCGACGAGAAAGTCGTACTGAAGCAAGGGCTCGAAACGCTGCTGAAGAAGTGCTTGTCGCTAAAGCAAGTGATCGCCGTCTGGCCAACTGTGCTGATGCATGTGCCAGCCGACATTCTGGCTGAACACAACAAGAAAGCAGAAAAGCGCAGCAAGGAAATTACCGCGCTTGATCCGGCCCTTCAAACTGCCTTGACCAAATCTGCAATTCTCGCCAAATGATCACGAAGGAATACTACGGCCCGATCCTGAAGCAGCTGGTCGACTTCAACGGCAGCGTCAAGAAGATCGCTCGACGTACCAATATGTCGATTCCGCTGGTGGTATCGCGACTTGAAGATCTGAAGGCATACAGTTTCATCGATTACGATGGGCAAATTAACGGCACGTCGTACGTCGCACTGACCGATACCGGCCGTAAGCGCGCAAGGGAAATCGTTGATGCCAGCTAAGATCCTCACCAACGTAAACCCCATGGTGAAGGCCCGGACTGAACTCGTCATGTCCGAGCCCTTCTATGGGGTATTGGCGTTGCGCATGAAGATGCGCGAGGACCCAACGTGCGACACCGCGTGGTGCGACGGCGCAACCATCGGCTACAACATGAAGTACGTTCTGAGCCTGACAGGCGAAGAACGTCGAGGGCTACTCGTACACGAACTGATGCACCCGGCCCTACTTCATCACACGCGCCGTGGTAACCGGCACCACAAGAAGTGGAATGTCGCGTGCGACTACGCGCTGAATCCACTGATCAGCAAGAAGTACAAGCTGCCGGACGGCGCACTGGAAAGCCCGCAGTACGCCAACATGAGCGCCGAGCAGATCTACACGCAGCTGCCTGAACCTCCCGGCGGCTGGGACAAGGAAGGCGACGACCCCGGCGGCTGTGGCGAAGTACGGGACACGCCCAACGACGGTAAGCAGTCGCAGGACGTCCTGAACAAGCAGGCTGAATCCGAGTGGCGACAAGCCGTCGCTGCAGCGCGTCATGCCGCCAAGATGGCGGGGCGCATGCCCGCACATCTGGACAAGTTCCTCGACGAGGCGCTGGAACCGAAGATCGAGTGGAAACACCCGTTGCGCCGGTTCATCAGCGAAAAAGCTCGGGATGAGGAAAGCTGGAACAAAGCCAACCGGCGCTTCATCAGCGAGGGCTTGTACCTGCCGGCACGCGACAGCGAGCGCGTGGGGCCCATCGCTATCATCCGCGATACGTCCGGTTCGATCTATAGCACACCAGAAGCCCTACGTCAGTTCAACGGCGAGATCGAGTCCATTGCGCTCGACGTGCAGCCCAGCAAGATCTACGTCATCGACTGCGATGCCATCGTGCATCGCGTAATCGAAGCCGACGTGGGAGACGAACTGCCTGCGGCGCTCGTCGACGCCAAAGGCGGCGGCGGTACGGATTTCCGTCCGCCATTCAAGTGGCTCGAAGAAAACGGCATCGAGCCCAAGTGCGTAATCTACCTGACTGACGGCTGGGGCACGTACCCCGAAGAACGAGACGTGCAATGGCCGGTGATGTGGGCCATGATCACCGACGAAAATCCCCCCTTTGGCGAAGTCGTGAGGATTGAATGAACCTGCATGTACTTGTGAAGTTCACCGAAATGGGTCCCACGATTTACGGCCCATTCGACAGCGCTTTCGAAGCCTCGAATTACCACGACAAGAAGTTCAACCAAGCAGACACCGTACTGCTGATGCCGCTTATCCAACCCGAAGGAGTGTCTAGTGGCAACAAAGAAGGCGGCGGCGACCCCGCCCAAAAAGACCTACCGCTTTGAGTTCGTCGTCGAATACGACCTTGGCAACGCCAGCGTAGCCGACATCGTCGGGGACGTTCAAGACATCATCGAGTTCGTCAACCAAGAGAGCCCCGGCGTCGCCATTCGTGCCGTGCTTATCGCTGACAGCGAGTTGGACTTTTTGAGCAATAGTAAGTAAGCACTAACCTGCAGAGAGACGTATACTGCGCGCCAGTCTAATGACTCTCTCAGGTTATTCAGTGATCAAAACTTGGTCGTACTCGCGTCTGACTGTCTTCGAACAATGTCCCCTCCGAGCGAAGTTAGCGTTCATTGACCGAATCCCGGAACCTGAACGACCGCTTCCTCCCGGCAAAACCGAGCATGCCAACGACCGTGGAACACGCATCCACGAAGCCGCCGAAATGTTCGTTCGCGGCGGCGTGGAACTGATCACCGAGCTGCAACACTTCAAACCCGAATTCGAAAATCTGCGCACTCTGTATGCGCAGGGCAAGGTTTCGCTTGAAGGCGAATGGGGCATCAACCGCGAGTGGAAACCCGTCGGTTGGATGGATCGCGAAGTCTGGTGTCGCGTCAAGCTCGATGCGATGGTTCGACTTCATCCCGAGCAGGCAGTTGTTATAGACTACAAAACCGGAAAGAAATCCGGTAACGAAGTGAAGCATGCCGAGCAAGGACAGCTGTACGCCGTCGGTACTGCGAATCGCAACCCAGAACTAGAAGAAGTAATCGTTGAATTCTGGTACACCGACCAGAACGAGATCACATCCAAGACTTACGATCTTGATGACATCGAACGCTTCCGTCAGAAATTCCATGAGAGAGGCATAACCATCACCAATGCCATGGAGTTTCCGGCTAAACCGAATATCTTCAACTGCAAGTGGTGTCCCTACGGTCCAAAGGGGACCGGCCACTGCCAAGTTGGAGTGCAGAAATAGCGTGGTGGTGGTGCGGTCTCCCGGAGCTTGACCGTTCTCTCCGGGCGTGCCCAGCCGGCGGTGGCATGTCCATGAAAAACACCGGCCGTGTGTGCGTGGGTTCCAACTCCTTTCCCTGCGTGAACACACCGAAGAAGCCGCGCTAAGGCTAGTCCCAAGGGTCCTCACAACCTTGGGCGTTTCTTTTTGTGGGGTAGCCGTTACTAGTCGCATGGTTGGAGCCTAGATGTATCCATTGTTCGAACACCAGAAGGTCTCGATCAATTTCATCCTGAACCGCGAACGGACGTTTGATGCTTCTGACCCGGGAACAGGCAAGACACGCACTGCCATCGAAGTATTCGCAGCCCGCCGCGTCCGCGGATCGGGCTGTTGTCTTGTACTGGCCCCCAAAAGCTTGCTGCGGTCCGCATGGGGCGACGACTTCGCCTCATTTGCGCCGCAGCTGAAAACGTCCATTGCCTACTCGGAACATCGCGAGGAAGCATTCGAGGCCAACGCCGACGTCTACATCACCAACACCGACGCCGTGAAGTGGCTGGCCAAGCAGCCAGCGTCCTTCTGGAAGCGGTTCGAAGGCGGCATGCTAGTCATCGACGAAAGTTCGTCGTACAAGCATCACACCAGCCAACGCAGCAAAGCGCTGAACAAGATCAAGAAGCACTTCAAGTACCGGCACAACATGACCGGTACACCGAACGCCAACGCGGTCACGGACATCTGGAATCAGATCTATGTGTTGGACGACGGCCAGCGCCTCGGTACATCGTTTTACTCGTTTCGTGCGCATGTATGCCAGCCGGTGCAAGTCGGTCCTATGCCGAACATGGTCAAGTGGCAGGACAAGGAAGGTATCCAGCTGGTGGTCGGAAAGATGATCGAAGACATTACGATCCGTCACAAGTTCGAAGACTGCATCGACATTCCCGAAAACACGCTGCGCCCGATCAATTACTACCTGCCACCGAAGCAGATGCGCGTGTATCAGGACATGGAAGAAAATGCCATCGTCCAGCTGCACAGCGGCGAAATTGTCGACGCCATCAACGGCGCGGCGGTAATGACGAAGCTGTTGCAGATCGCATCCGGCGCGGTGTACGACGGCACTGGCAAGTATGGAATCGTCGACACCGGCCGCTACGAGCTGGTGGCCGATTTAGTCGACGAGCGCAAGCACAGCATCGTGTTCTTTCAATGGGACCATCAACGCGAACAACTGATCAAGGAGTTCGAAAGCCGTGGCATCACATATGTGGTCATCGATGGTTCGTCTACTGACAAAGAGCGTCACGACGCTGTCAAGCATTTTCAAGCGGGGTTCTACCGCGTCGTCCTCGCCCACCCCAAATCCGCCGCCCACGGACTCACACTTACACGCGGGACGGCCACGATCTGGGCCAGTCCGACCTACAACCTCGAACACTGGCTCCAAGGCAACCGTCGCATATATCGTGCGGGCCAGAAAGAGAAAACAGAAACAATCGTCGTGATCGCACCGGGGACCATCGAGGAGCGCGTCGCGCTCCGCTTGCAGGAGAAAGACGCGAAGCAGATGGATCTGCTGTCGCTCTTGGAGTTACCTGAACGATGGAAATCGAAGCTTGGCGTTTCCAAGAAGCCTGTAATCAGTACGCTGCAAGCCGTATCAAGCGCGTTGAAATCCGCGGATTCGTCGGGTTCGCGCTAGTAACTGGGGTCAACGATTATGGAGCGACTAGTGCAGCTTGGTACCGGTTTGATGAATTCGATGCGGAAACTCTTGCCATCAAATTCGCCGCCCGAGGATTCAGAATCAAGCTCAGAAAACTGCGCTTTTCGTCTGCTGCACGACAAAATGATGATGGATCTGGAAGTGGCGAAGCTGAATCTTGAAATGCAGAAGATGAAGGCCGAGTACGAAATGCAGAAAGCCGTGCAGGACGCAACGCCCAAGCCAACGATCAAAAACTTGCTGGACATCATTCGCAAGAAAGTGGCTAACGGCGACCACTTCATCGTGCACTTCAATGAACCATCCAAGAATGTCGGCGCGTTCGTTCATTTGAACTGGGAAGGCAACACGTATGAATGGCCTGATCGCGCAGTAGCCATGATGCAGCTCGCCGCTGCTGGCGCAGAGATCAAGATAACCAAACGCAGCGAGAATGCCTTCGTAGTCCAGTCATAGATGAAAAAGCTGTTTCTAGATTTCGAGACGTTTTACGACAAGGGCTACACGCTGTCGTCGGCCAAGATGTCGACCAGCGAGTACATCCGCGACGAACGGTTTAAGGCCCACATGGTGCAGTGGGCGTTCGATGACGGCCCACTGCAGTGGGCCTCCACCGAAAGCCTGCAGAAGCTGTTCGACGAATGGGATTGGGACGAGATAGAACTTATCTGTCACAACACCGCATTCGATGGATTCATCCTATCGCATCACTACGGCAAGATCCCGGCGCGCTACTGCGACACCATGCTGCTGTCCCGCGCGCATTGGGGAGCCAACGTCCTGCATCGGCTCGACGAAGTTGCTGCCCGTCTGAAACTGCCCGGCAAGATCAAGGGCAAGCTCGAAGACACCAAGGGCAAGCGCGACCTGACCGAAGACGAGCTGATCGATTTAGCCGAGTATGGCGTGCAAGACGTCTGGATCATGCGCGAGGCATACAAGTATCTATGCCCGAAAGTGCCTGCAGCCGAACGCGACCTGATCGACCTGACCCTGCGCATGTTCTGCGATCCGATCCTGCTGGTCGACCTTCCGCGGGTCGAAGCAGAACTGGAACGCGAAGTCGGCCAGAAAGTCGCCAAGGTACTGCGCGCCGGCGTTCGTGCCGACCAGCTGTCTTCTGCTGACGAGTTTGCTGATCTGCTGCGCGAGCTGGGCGTGGAACCGCCCATGAAGCGCAGCCTTACCACCGGCAAGATGACGTATGCCTTCGCCAAGAAGGACGTGGACTTTCTGGCGCTACGTGACAAAGCCAGCGGCAACCTGCGGGACGTGATCGACGCCCGGCTGGCCGTGAAGTCCACGCTTGGCGAAACGCGCGCCAACCGCTTCCTCCATGCCGGCAAGAACGGCTGGCGCTTGCCTGTGCTGCTGCAGTACTGCGGCGCGCATACGACGCGCTGGTCAGCTGGCAACAAGATGAACATGCAGAATCTCCCCCAAAAGGGAGAGCTGCGTAAATCTATTTTGGCCCCAGAGGGGTTCGTCGTCTGCACCGTTGATTCGGCGCAGATCGAAGCTCGAATGAATCTGTGGCTGGCTGGCGACGATGAGAAGCTCGATATCTTCCGTCGTTACGACCGCCGCGAAGGCCCCGACATCTATCGAGTCATGGCCTCGAAAATCTTTCAGAAAGCCGTCGCGGACATCACGGACGATGAACGGCAATTGGGGAAGATCGTGGTACTCGCGCTCGGGTATGGGATGGGCGCACAAAAACTACAAGAGACACTAGCTACTGACAAATTCAATCCGCGTCAGCTTGAATTGTCAGAGTGCCAAAAGATCGTAAACGTCTATCGCGAGTTCAACGAGCATATCTGTCGACTATGGAAGTCGATGGAACAGTTGATGGCGTTCATGATTCTTGGCGGGCAGGGATTCGACTTCAAGGCGTTGCGAGTCGAGAAGGAACAGATGATTCTTCCTTCCGGCCTCGCCATTCACTACAACGACATCACTGGCTTTTTCAACGAATGGTCTGGTCGCTATATCGACTGTCACTATCGCAATCAGCGTGGGTTGCCTGTCAAGCTGTACGGTGGATTGCTCACCGAAAATGCTGTACAAGCCCTAGCGCGATGTGTGGTAGCAGACCAGATGCTTGAAATTGCTAAACGGTATCGCGTGGTGATGATGACGCATGATGAGATTTCCTACATCGTCCCGGAGGACGAAGCCGATGCTGCACTCGACTTCGGACTTCGGGTGATGAAAACCCCGCCCGCATGGGCTCCTGATCTACCTGTCAATGCAGAAGGAAAGTATGCCCGCTACTACTCAAAATAAGGGGGAGGCGAAGAAGTACGTCCTCTCCCTGATCGACGCTGCAGGAGACGACGGTCTTTCTTCGACCGATCTGTTCGACCTTGATCCGAAACGCTTCCCCAATGTCGAGCATGCCTCGTCGCATTTCACGGCACTATGGAAAGCGCACGACATCATTCGAGTTGCCGAGAATAAGGCGTGCGGCTACGGGTTGCGGTATCGCTACTACTGCCTGACTTCCAAGAAGGGCTTGCAGATCGCCACCGAAATGGCGAAGTACGATGCACACGCGCAACGGGCGTTGCAGAAATACAAAGACCGTGCGGCGAAACCAAAAGCCGTTGCCAAAAAAGTCTCGGTGCCTGTTGCGAAAACCGACAAACCGACTACCATTGCAGTCCGCGTTGAACGCCAAGTCAAAATTACAATTGACCTAGGTCAGGGCGAAGCACGGACTATCAGTGAAGACTCGGCCAGAGAGCTGTATCGAGCCCTGCATCAAATCCTCGACTAGGATTCCCTCGTGTTAACAATTGGTGAACGCATCGACCGTCTGATGCAATTGAAGCAGAAGAAAAAGATCGCACAGCAGATCGTTGAAGAGATTGAACAAGAAATCGCAGGCGAAGAAGAGCAGTTGATCGAGCTGATGGACGCACAAGGCGTGCAGCGTTCCACCGGCTCGATGGCCACTGTCTCGATTGTCGAGAGCATCAAGCCCAGCGTGCAGGACTGGGATCAGTTCTACGACTATATCAAGCGCCACGATTACTTCCATCTTCTTGACCGACGCCCTTCAGTCAATGGCTGCAGGGAGTTGTTTGAGAAAAACGGCAGAATCCCCGGGGTTGTGCCGTTCACAAAGCGCACTGTGCGCACTACTAGTCTTTAACTAGGTTCAGAGGTGACAATGTCTAACGAAATCGTCAATTACGACGAGCTGCTGGCCAAGAAGGCGGCGGAACTCGCCAGCAAGATCAGCAAGCCCAGCGGCGACCGCATCAAAGTCCTGCAAAACAAGATGTTCAAGTTCCCGGACGGCACGCAGTCGCCCGGTCCCTTCGAGGCCATCATCGTGGACTTCGTCTCGATGAATCAGTACTACTCGGGGAGCTTCGACCGCAACGAAATCGTCCCGCCAGATTGCTACTCCATCGGCGAAGACGTGTCGCAAATGCAGCCAAGCGACAAGAGCATCGCCAAGCAAGCCGACTTCTGCTCCGCCTGCCCGCACAACGTGTGGGGTACAGGTCCGGGTGGCCGCGGCAAGGCGTGCAAGAACTCCCGCTTGCTGGCTGTTCTGCCCGTTGATTTCTCGGCTGACACACCGCTCTGGCTGTTGCAGACCAGCCCGACCGGCATCAAGCCATTCGACACGTACGTTGCTTCCATCGCGGCCAACTTCAACGCGCCGCCGGTGAAAGTCGTGACCACCATTGGTTTCGACCCGAAGGAAACGTATGCCACTTTGCGCTTCGGCAACCCGCAAGTGAATACGCGGCTGGCCGAATCCGTCGCGCGCATGGAAGAAGCGCGGCGTCGGTTGCTGACTGAGCCGGATTATTCCGCGATGCAGCAGCCCGCTCAAGATGTCTCCTCCCCTGCTTCCCGCACCCCGAGCCGTTCCGCGGCCCGAGTTCAGCGGTAGGGGTTACGGCGGGGGAGCAAATCCCCCGCCTCTTTTTCACAACAACAATTAACGACCTCGGGGAAGTCATGCACTTGATGGTGGACTTAGAGACACTGGGGACTGATCCGCGCGCGGTCATCCTCAGCATTGGGGCAGTCCGTTTTACCGAAACGGAAATCGTCAGCAAGCTGTATCTCGAATTGGATATACAAGACCAGCTGGATCACGGCACGCGCAAGATCTCCCCGCAAACGCTCGCGTGGTGGGTCGATCAAGGCGACGATGCCAAGCGTGTGTTCAGCGACGGCCCGCACAAACATTCATTGGCTGTGGGGCTGTATGACTTGGGACTGTTCATCGGTAGCGATCAAGACACCGTGAACGTATGGTCCAATGGCGCAGCGTTTGATGTGCCTATTCTCGAAACCGCGTACAACGACGTGCAGGGCGGCATTCCATGGCGCTTCTACAACGTGCGTTGTTACCGCACCGTCAAGGCGATGTACCCCGGGGTGCCTAAGCCCCAGATCGGTACCGCTCACAATGCGCTTGATGACGCACTGTCTCAGGCGCTTCACTTGCAGGCCATTTGGCAACAGGTACGATGAAGTTTCCTGTTATCGGCATTGCCGGTCCCGCCCGCAGCGGTAAGGACACCGCTGCGGAGTTGATCATCGGGATGACAGGCGGCTATCGCTACGGCCTCGCAGACCCCATCAAGGACATGATTCGCGCCGGCTTTGGCATCGACCCGGCTGATCCATACTGGATCGAGCATAAGGAAGATCCGATTCCGGCGTTTGGTGGACGTAGCCCGCGGTACCTGTGGCAAACGCTCGGCACCGAATGGGGCCGTCAGCTGGTCGCTCCTGATATCTGGCTTACCATCGCTCGCGGACGCTTATTGGAGCGCGGCGCAGGGATGGTGGTCTCTGATATTCGTTTCGAGAACGAAGCGCACTGGGTGCGCAGCCTTGGCGGCAAAGTGATTCATCTACGTCGCATCAATGCCGCTTCCGTCAATGCGCACTCGTCCGAGAACGGCGTGCGGGTTTCCCCGCTTGATGTTGTAATCGACAACAACAGTTCCATCGAGGACTTGCAGGTTCAACTGCAATCCATCGTACTTGGCCGCAAAACCTGAAAATACGTTCATCCGGTCTGTGAACCGGTATCTCTCCGATGTTCATGTGGAGAAGATGAACAATCCCTATCGCTCGGGCACCGCTGATACGTGGTACTCGGGTGACCGTGGGGATATGTGGGTCGAGTACAAATACATACCCAAGATACCGAAGGCAGCGCGGATCGTACCCGACCTATCTGAACGCCAGAAATACTGGCTAGTGAATCGCCTAGCTGAAGGTAGGAACGTAATCGTGGTCGTTGGGTCGCCTGACGGAGCCGTCATCATTCCACCGGAGCGGTGGGAGGCAGGCGTAACACCGGCTGAATATCTGATGCACCTCCAATCGCGCCAAGGATTGGCGACTTGGATTCGTAGTCAAATAGGTGTACGCGCATGCCATTCCCCGGCAACGTTTTTGTCGCAGCCAAAGTTGTCTCTGCTATCTATCGGATAACCACGACGTCGATTCTGATCGTCGCAATAGTGTCAGAGGCATACTTGTATGGACGAAAAAGATTTCGAACTAGCCGCGAAGTTGACCGACGCGGAGATTGAAAGGGGAATATCTCTTGCTACCAAACGGAATCCTCCGCCCGCAGACTGGAACGGTAGTAGTTGTTCGGACTGCGGAGACGAGGTATCGAAACCAAGGCTTCTACACGGGTACCATACCTGTATAGAATGTCAGACCCGGAAAGAGCATTTGAGCAGAATGAGACGCTGATTGGATCGCTTGATCCTCCATTGGTCTGCCAACCACAGGGAGGTATCAGATGGGCACCCTGCCTTCTGAGCGAAATCTGTATCACGTACTGGAACGGGTTCTCAAAACCCAGACGCATCCCCAGACGTGTGTAACGTTGTTCGATGTACCCGAAGTGCGAGCTATCGCTGCAGATGTCAACGCAGTATCCGATGCGCTTGGCAATCTGTGGCGGCGTGGCTATCTCTTTCGAGAGCCCGCGTTAAAGACGCCGCATAGCCAAGCCAAGTGGGCATACAGCTGGAAGCCCGCGAACTTCCGCCGTGTGTTGCACCCGGCTGAACTTGCCGAAATGCAAGCGCGCGCTTACGACGCGCAGCCGCGGCACTCCGTAGTCGCGGAACTTCCAATTGCGAAAAAGCCAGCGGTGCACGTCGAGGGCGATTCGGTAGTCATCGATCTACCCAACGTGCACGTCGTTATCACGTCCAAGCGATGAAGATTGCAGAGCGCAACGGTTGGTCCGTGCACAACGTGCCGTTTTCAAACACCAGACGCCAGCTGTTTTTCTTCAACGACCAGACAGACGAGGCGTATACCTTGTGGATCGCCGTGCGGACGCGCAAGAAGGTTGAAATACACGATTCCATAGAGCTGGAACAGTACGAAACACCTGTCTGGCTGAAAGCCGGGGATGAAATGTGGTCCAACCCGCCCCTTTACCTTGTAGATATATTCAAGGAAGAGATCGCCGGATTCCTCGTTCATCAGCGCTTGACCGGGGCATGGCGGTACGGTCCAATTGAGCCTGAAAAATACGTAGACGGTCCCACATGCGCACCCTGATCGCCGCCTTGCTTCTGATTGTTTGCACTGCAGCAAACGCCCAGCTGACGCCAGCGTGTTACCCCACGCTGGACCCCGACAAAGCTTATCCGACGAAGCTGCCGTTTCAGTTGTGGCGCTCCGACGGAACTGCGCTGTATTGGTACTGCTGGGACGGCGCGAAATGGGTTGGCTACTTCCGTAGCCTGCCTGCTTCCGCGATCCCAACGCTGCTGGCAAAGTCCGGTGAAGTCTCACTCGACGAGCTGCTGGCGAAAGCCACGAAAGCGATCACTAGCGCAGCCGACCCGCGGGCGAAGATCAACGAGATCACCGCTGCGTGGGCAGACACCGGACACACGTGTGCTGAAGCGATTGCGCAGAACGCGGCCGACAAACAGCTGTGCGAAGCAGTATTCGCCGCAATGGCGCTGAACACGCCGCCGTCGCGCGCGGTGTACGCGGTAGCAGGCACCGGGCTGCGGCCTACCTACGCAACGCGTAGCGGCGCGCTGGTGTCGCCATCAAACGGCACGGTGCAAGCCGGCACGCAATGCAATTGCATTACAAACAGCGTTGGCAAAGACCCGTATCGCTATTGCAGCGTGAACGGTCGTATCGATACCGTAGCCCTCTGCAGGTTGCCGTAATTCGGTTCCGTCAGGGTGAGTATCGGGCTTTCAATCCCGAAATACAGTGGGTTCGACTCCCACCGGAACCGCCAAGGACACACCATGACCTGAATGCATTAGAGCCCCGCCTATCTCCTAGATGGCGAGATCATTCATTCACCACTTGGAGATAGACATGCAAGACAAAGAAGGCAAGATGCTTGACCGCCGCGAAATGCTGCGGGTGAAATTGAAAACGCTGGTGGCCGAATCGCACATCATCCGTAAGGAAGAAAAGCGTTCATGGGGCCAGCTGCGGAACGATCTGCATCGCCATCGCGTGATCAACGTGCGTAAGGAAGCGCGTGACACGCACATGGCCTACGGCCTCATTCGCGGGCGCACGAGAGAGCGAATAGAAGCCAAGACGCAGAGCGAACCGAACTGGCCGAACGTGCACAGCATGCTGATGCGCTACGGTCCGCCGGGAGCCGATTGGAGCTACCTGCCCGGGGCTCCGACAAAGTCAGTTACGAAGCGGCTGAAAGCCATCTTCGCGTAAGAAAAAAGTAAAGAGCCGGTGATCCCGGCTCTTTTTCTCTGGCAGTAAGCCGGCTCGCCGGATTCTATGCCTAGTCATTCACCAGAAGTCTGCGCCAGTAGGCCACATCCCCGCCCTCCCAGCGCTTGTCTGGGCTGTATAAACGGAAGCCGCAAGCGATCAGGTTGTTGCCGCTCGGCGCGTTGTCCATCGTGTAGGAGATTACGGCGCGCTTCATCAAGCGGCGCGCCTTCTGCACCCGGACCCTGATCAGCCTGCGCTGCAGGCCCTTGCCGCGGTGTTCGGGAACTACGCCGGCGATGCAGAGAAACGCCGCTCCGGGCTCACTCTTGGCATCCCGCATGCCGGCGTAGCCGACGGCTACGTCACCCGCATAGGCGAGCCACCACCAACCGTCAGTGGTCGATGGCAGCTCGTCATGCGGCAGGCAGATACGATGCAGCTCCCCGATGACCTCGGCCTCCTCATCACCGTCGACTTCCCGAATGCAGTACATCGGTCAGATCCGGGCATCGATACCACGCAGGATTGGCGAAGCCGGCAGCGAGCGCAAGACCGCCTGTGACATGCTGTCCTGCGGGCTTCCGGCGATGGTTTGCAGCAGCTGAATTGCGTGACCTGCCGTGGGTCCGAGGAACGACGCGCCCGGCACCTGATTCTTGCCAAGGTCGTTCCACGCGTCGATGCCGAAGGTGCCAGTACCCAGCACGGCCGAATTGCGTACTGCGCTACCCATTAACCCACTTAGCGAGAAGTCGATTGGGCGTCCGACGATGGCCGACCGGGTAAGGTCGGTCACCATCGCGAACGGCACGTACATCATCAGTGCGATGGCCGGGAAGCTGTTGCCGTGCTGCAGTTCCTTGCGGGTGTACTTCAGCACCACCTGCTGGAAGCTGTACGTGAACTGTTTCAGGTGGAACACCAGCATCCAGTGCGGATCGGAGCCCCAGATCGGCCGGTGCGCCGCGGAGGGCCGGATCACGGCACTGTCGACGAACAGGAACAGCGCCTTCTGCATGCGGTCAGCGGCGGCGATGACTTCCTTGCTGTCGACCGGCTTGTTCAGCTTCTGCGCCCAGTCTTCGCGCTTGAACATCGGCTTGCCGTTGCTGTCGCGCCGCACGTCGCTCTTTTCCAGCCCCAGCTCTTTCAGCCAGCGGATCGACTGCTCGTCACCCTTCAGCGCCTTGTCGGCGTGCCGCTCGATGAAGCGCACCCCGGCCTGCGTCGCCGCCACGCGCATGCGCGTGTTCCACGTCGCCATGCCGTTCCAGCGGAAGAACTTGTCGCTGACCTTCTTCGCCATGCCGCCCATGAAGTGACCGTCGTACAGCATGCCGTAGCTGGCCAGCTCGACGTTCTCGTCGATCATGCCCAGCAAGCGCGAGAACTGCTCGGCTTCGTCCGGGCCCTCCCGCATGATCTGCCGCTTCAAGCCGATGACCCCCTGCTTCATGGCGTTGAATGACTCGGTCAGGTCGCCGGTACGCAGCCCGATCTGCAGCACGTCCATGAAGTTGTTCACCAGCGCCAGCGGCAGCAGCACGATGTTCTCGTACGCCATCAGCGAGGTCATCAGCTTGCGGGTGCCTTCAGTCATGTCGCGGCCCAGCGAGCCCAGCATGGCTTCGACGCCCTTGCGCGCGGTCGCCATCTGCTCGGGCGTAGCACCCTGAGCTTCGGCCTCCGCCAGCTTCTCCCTGATCCACTGCCCGTCATGGCCGAAGTAGCGGGTGAACTCCGCCCGGTGCACGGCCTGATAGGTGTACGTGGACAGGATCGCCACCATGTCCTTCTTCTGGAACTTGGCGAAGTCCTTGGCGTTGTCCTTGGTAATGAAGCGCAGCGCCCGGGTGTTGGCGCTCATCAGGTACGGCGTGAACGCCGCGCCGTCCGCGATCTCGTCCTGCTCGGCGCTGGTCATCGTGTCGAAGATTTCCAGTGCCCGCTCGCGCGTCACGGTCTTGTTGCCCTCGCGGCCCTTCTGCACGATCAGGTCCACGAACGCGTCCTTGTGGGCCATGATCTTCTCGCGGTCCCACGAACGCGGGAAGTAGTTCCCGACTTGCCGCTCGGCAATCGGGACCCAGCGCCGCGCTGCGTCGCCCGAGACCCACACGGTCTTGCCCTTCGAGTCGATCTTCTCGTACGGGCTGTCGTCCATGACCATCACGTCAGCCTTCGACAGGTACTCGTGAAAGCGCTTCAGGAAGGCGCGGATCTTGACCACCATCGGGTCCGTGCTGTCTTCCTGCGACTGCAGCGCTTCCAGCGCGTCGGCGATCTGGAACTTGTCGGCCCCCTGAAACAGGTTCAGCAGCTGCGAGTACCAGATACCGCTAGCGCGCTGCTTGGCGTCAAGGAAGTCGGTCTGCTCGGTGGGGTCGTTACGCCGGTCAGCTTTCGTAGCCCCCGGGCGGCGGTCGTCCCGCATGCCAGTCTGCCGACTGACATCCCGGTGCAGGCGGTCGGCGATTGCCATGATGGCCGGCACCTCAGTCAGCCGCATGCGGTCGGTGACGCTCGCCATGACGACGTTTCCGACATGCCACAGCGCAGGAGCCACGCGCTGCAGCTTGTCGCCGGCGGTTTCCAGCTTCATCTGGGCCACCACGCGACCGACGGTGCTGGCGTCAGTGAACTTGCCGGCGTCCAGCGCCAGCATCAGCTTCTCGCCCTTCTCTTCCAGCGACACGATGCCCAGCACGTCGCGGAGGAACTTCAGCAGACGTTCGAACCAATTGCGCGCCGATGGAGCCAGATCCTTGATGAGGCCCGCCTTCCAGAACTGGAACAGGTAGGCTGCGCGCTCTTCAGGGTTTTTGAGCTGTTCCAGCGCTTCCGGGTGCTTTTTCAGCAGCGTTTCGAGCTGTTTCCGGATGTGTGGTAATTCCGCAACACGCTCGATAGTCATGGCGATGTTGCGCATTTCCGGCGAGGAATCCGCACTGCGCAGCGCCGCGAAGAAGTCGTGCACCGCCTCGTGGTGCGCAACCGACATCGCGTTGGAAAAGCCAATGTCGACAGCCAGCGTGATGATCTTCTGCGCGTGGGCAGCGGTCTTGTCCTTCGACCACTCGCCAGACGCACCCTGCCGCACCGGGTCGCCGTTGGCGTCAAGGATCGGGTTGCCCTTGGCGTCCAGCTTGGCCGGACCCATCTGGGCGAACTCCTTGAACGCGATCTGCAGCTGCGTGCCGCGCAGCCGCACGATCTCCTTGATCAGTGCCTGCCGTTCGTCGGCCGTAAGCTTCTGGCCGGCCCCGCCGGACAGATCCATCCGGCTGTATTCCTTGTTCGCCCGCTCTTCGAAGCGGCGACGGCCGAGGTCGTCCTGATCCTCGATCTTGAAGACGCCCTGCTTGTCCGTGGCGGCGCGGACGATGTCCCACGCCTTGTCGGTCTCGCTCTCGTCGGCGATGTAGCCGTTCTCGGCCATCCACTCGGCGAGCATGTCGACGCGCATGCCGGTCTTGGTGAACAGCCCCGGCATGACCTTCACGCCGCGGGCTTTGCGCTCGCCAATAACGTCCATGACGTCCTGCAGGTTGACCCCGCCGGCCTTCTTCAGGTCGTTGATCAATTCGAGGCGGCGCGTCTCGCCGACCTCGTCTTCGGTCATGTCGTCTTTGATCTCGTAGCGGTAGCCCTTGGCTTTCTTCTTGGATTTCTTTGGAGCAGCCTTGGGTTTTTCCGCTGGCTCGATCACCTGTGTCTTGGTGACTTCCGCCATGCGCGTTTTCTCGGCCGCAGCCTCTTCCCGCTTGAGCGCACGGTTAGCTTCCTCGCGCGCGGCGGTGTCGGCTACGGATTCCTCCGCGGCGACGTCTTCCTTCGTCAGCTTCGTGCGCTCGGCTTCCAGCTCGGCCATGCGCTTGAGCAACAGGCGCATCGTCGGGGCCTTCGTCGGGTCGATGCCGCGCTGTTCTAGGTTGGCGCGGTACGCCTCGATGTGGTCCTTCAGCCCCTGCAGCTTCTCCAAGTTGCTACCGGTCGCAGCCTGCGGCTGCGCCAGCGGAGCGCCTGAGACACGGACTTCCTCGCCCTTGGCCTTGCGTGCGCCGCCCTTGGCCCGCTTGTCCGGAACCATGTATGGCTTGGCCAGCGTGTCTTCGAGGCGCTCGGGGGCGAAGTCGGGATTCGCGCTGTTGACGATGTTCTCGTCAAACAGCCGCGGGCCGTCCGGGTCCTGATCGCGCAGCGTGTTCAGCGTCGGGTCGAAGCCCTCGCCGACGTTGCCTTCCGGTCCCTGCTGGCTCTCGCGGTTCAGCAGATTCGTCTCGACCATGCGGTCGCCGCGGCCAGAACTCTGTTCTTCCGGAGCCACCGTCGGCGGAACCCAGCCCTCCGCTTTACGTGCCGCAATCTCCTGCGGCGACGCCTGCATCGGCTCGCTCAGGATGGCACGCTGGTCCGCCGCAGCGTCTGCGCCAAACTGTTCGTCGCGCAGCGCGTCGAATGTCTGGCCGCTTTGCGCCGTCTTCTCAACCAGCCCGCCGTAGGTCTCGCCGTCGCGCACGACAAGCGACGGACGGAACGCGCCGTTGCGCTCCGACTGATCCGGGACGTACCCGGCGTTCGTCAGCCGTGCGATGCCGTCTTCATACACGCGCCGCCAGTGCGCCGGGCCATCGACGAACTTCTGATCCGGGTTGCGCTTGCTCCACGACTTCAGACCGAGGTCGAGGATCTGCCGCGCGTTGAAGTTCTGCACCTTGCCGTTCGGCGCGCGGAACTTGACCATCGCGCCCTTGGCCCCGCCAAACGCCTCGCGCTTGTCAGCGTAGGCAGCGATCTCTTCCGACGTGGCAGTCAGGTCGTCGGCCGGCAGAGCCTCGCCGCGCAGCACGAACAGCTTCGACAGCCGCTCGGTCGCGGAGTCCGTGATCTCGCCCGTGTCGGGGTCAGTTGTCGGGATCGCCTTGCGCAGCAGCGACACGATCTCGTTACTGCGTTGCAACAAGTCTTCGCGCTGCTCCTTCGGCATGTCGCGATCCTGAAGCCGCTTCTGGATGTCGTTCAGGTCGTAGCGCAGTCCGCCGATCATGTCGGTCAGGGCCTTGTCCGGGTCCTTGCCACGCTCTTGGGCCCAGTCGAGCATCGTGCGCACTTTGACCTTCGAGCCCTCAGCCGCTCCCAGCGCGCGGCGGGCCGCACCAGCCTGTGCGCGGTTCTCGTACGGGCGCAGACGGCCCGTGCCGGCGAAGCGGTAGTTGGCCTTGGGCGTGTACTCCTGCCCGCCTTCCTCGATAGCCGGACCTTCCGGCGCAGCCGCGGTGTCGTCGTCTGCCTCGCGGTCGCCCCACGACGGCTCACGCGCCGTGTCGTAGATCGTGGTGCGCTCGCCCAGCGTGCCGCTGAAGTCTTCGACGGCCTTGGCGAAGTGTTCCATGACGCCGTTGGCCCGCTCGACGTTGCCGTCGAACGCTTCAAGGATCGCCTGCTTGAACTTGGCGTCGTCGCCGCCCGGCGTGTCGCCACGTAGGTAGCGGTCCATCGCCTTCGCCAGCGGCTCGGCCAGCCACGTGTGCTTGTTGCCCAGCTGCTGCCGCAGGAAGCTGTGCTTCTTCTTGATGTCGTCTTCAGCCGTGTCCACGCCGGGGCGCATCAGGTTGAACTGCTTGCCTTCGTTCAGCGCGTCGACGTCGACCGGCTTGCGCAGGTTCTCCATCGTCTCGGCCGTGTCCTTGCCGAGGACCGGGTCGAACTTCTCTTTCAGCTTCGTACCGACGCTCTTCGTCGACTCGATGAGGTCGTCCAGCGCCGTCGGTTCGCCCTTTGCTGGAAACAGCTTGTCGATTGCACTCGACATTCCAACGCCCGCATCGCGCGCTGCGTGGCCGGCGAGGGACATGCCAGCGAACGGGGTTGCGCCCAGCGTGCCTTGCAGAAACGCCTCGCGCAACTCCATGTTGTCTTCGCTGGTGTCGCGCCCCGGAACCATGTAGTCCTGCGCAAGCTGTCCGACCCGCTGTTGCGCCAGCTCGGTGCCGCCTTCCGCCAGCATGTGTCCACCAGCGCGAGCGGGCATCGTTGCCGCTTTCATCAACGGGCGCAGCGGACCGCGACCAAAGATGTTCATGAACGGCACCGCCTCGATGGCGGTATTCACTGCGCCTTTAGTGGCCGCGCCACTCAGCATGGTCGCAGTGTCGGGCTGCTGGATGCTGGGGTCAAAGCGAGTCGCTGCAACTGACTCGCCCATTTCCATCGGAAACATCGTGGCGAGGCCAACCCGCGGACTGCGAGTCAGCAGCGTCGCCGCTACGCCCGGAGCCGTCGATGCCAGTCCTTGTCCGGCAGCGCCCGCAGCGTAATCGAGAAAGTCGCCAACACCATTGACCTTGTCCCAGTTGTTGACGATGGGCGCGGCCTGTCCGGCGCGGCGCAGCAGCCCTCGCGACGTGTCGTAGGAACGCGTGGGGTCGCCGCCCATCGCTTCCTGAAAGGCACCCGCAGTAGCGTTGTAGCCGCCACCGAAAGCGCCAAGCAAGCCAGAAGTTACGCCCCGGCCGAACTCACCGCCCGAGGAATCGACACCGCGTACCGCCTGTTCGTACGGGGTAAGCGGGCGCTCCTCTTCAGGCGGAAGAGAGTAAAGCCGAAGCCCCGCCATTAACGACCCCCGTTACGAAGAATCCGTTCACGCTCTTCTTGTTGAAGCCGGTCAGCGCGGCGGGCCCCTTCCAGCGAAGGCGTCTGCCCAGTCCACACTTGCCAGCTCGGACCGGCCTTGTCCGTACCGTCGCCGACGACTTGCTGATACGACTGCTCGCCGGTGTTGGAGTAGTACGTGTCGCCGAAGCGCCCGCGCTCGAAGCGATTCGGCTCGTAGTCCAGCACGTTGTCGCTCCGGAAGCTGCGCCCGCGTACGCCAACGGATTCAAGCAGCTGGTTGATGAGCGCTGCGTTTTCGCCGTCGATCTTCTCTTTGCGGTCCGCAAGCTTGTAGATCTCAGTACGAATGTTCGGGTCGAGCTGCGACAGGTCGATGCCGTTTTTGCCGACGGTTGCTGCAGCCGTGCGGTAGATCCGGTTGAACCGCTCTTGGTTCTCGGCCGTGTTGCCGTCTTTGACGTTAAGGCCCACGAAGTCCTTCAGCTCATCGCGCATAACCGTGGCACGGCGGTCGCCCGTTTCCATGTTGGCTTTGGCCGCATCGAGCCGCAGGCGCGCGCGGTTGCTGCCCGCAACGGAATCCACACCGTATCGTTCGGTGTCGTCACGGCGCATGCCGAGGTCGTACGTCATGTTCTGGCCGCGCTGCTGCGTGCGGTCGCCGCGCAGGCCGAGGTCGTAGGACAAATCCTGCCCGCGGGTACGCGTCTGGTTGTCCAGCGCGTTGCGCTTTTCTTCGGACTTGTTGTTCAACATGGCCGTTTGCTGCGCGCGCAAACCGGCGGGGATCGGCCCGCTGCCGGCGCGCGTCATCGCCAGACGCAAGTTGTAGTCGTCCGACTCTTCCTGCCGCTGCGCTGCAGTCTTGCCGAAGGCGTCGGTCTCGGCTGCTGCGGACGTGTCGCGAAACTCGCTCGGCGAGCCTTGCGGCTGGGAGTCGATCATCGATTGTCGAATCGCGTTGGCGCGCGCCATGGATTCGAGGTTGCGCTGCATGTCGTAGCCGGGGCCGTTGCCCGGGCCACCCGAGGCCGCGAAGTTGTTGACCCGACCGCCCGGGCGCGACGCCGTGCCGTACACGTCGGCGTTGCCGCCATAGTTGCCGAAGTTGATGTACGCACCCGGATCAGGACGTGCGCTGCGCAATATGTCACCGCGCATGTTCTGCGGCACCGGCGGACGCGACGGATCGTCCACGCCCATATCAATCAGCGCCCGACGCACGTCAGGATTCGCACCGGCAGGACCAGCCGCGGCAAGAGCGGGACCGGCGGGTTGCGCGCCTTCGGGCGGGTTCAGCCGCGGCGCTTGATCGACCAGACCGAACGAGGCGTTGCTGGCGATGTTGCGCAGCGCGCCAGCGCCGCGGACGTAGAACTCCTTGGCCATGTCCCACGCGCTGTTGTCGCGGTCGAGCGTAACACCCATGTTCCGCGCTTGCGCGTCCACGTCCATGTCGGCGGTGGCAGGAATTGCGGAGCCAATAGCGAGCGGAGCGCCGAGTTTGCCGGCCGCACCGACGAGCTTGGTCGACGCCTTGGCACCGAAGCCCGACGGCTGATACCACTTCGGCGCGCCGCCTACCGGGGGCTTGCCACCACCTCCGCCACCTCCGCCCGGGGGCGACGGCGGGGTTCCGCCACCACCACCGGGGGCCACAGTCTGCGTCGAAGACGCAATCGAGCCCGGCATCCGCGCGCGATTCGCCGCGGCGCGCTGTGTAACGTCCTGATACGCCGGGTCGCTGGCAGCACGTGCCTTGGCGAAGTCATTCAGCGTGGCGTCGGCCACGGTCACGCCCTTCACCGACGGGGCGACGCCGGGGATTTTCTCCACCGCACCCTGTACTGCGCCGAGGGCCGGACCCACACGCCCGCCGACGTTTGCCGCGGCGGCTCTTCCAGCAGCTGCGCCGTCCTCTGCGCCAACGGAAGCAGCACCACGCAGGTCGCCGACGACTTCTCTCACCTTCGGCCCAGCGACGTCGATGCCACGGCGCAGAGCGCTAGTGGCCTTGTTGCGCCACGCCTCGTACCGGGAACCGAGGTTCGACGGCGCAGCGGACTGCACCGGTGTCGCCGGCTTGGCGGGCTTGGTGCCGCCCGCCGCTTCGAAATCAGCGGCAGTCGCTTCCACCACGTCGGTGTTGCCAAGCGCCTTCTTCAGACCCCAGCCAGCCGCAGCGTGCGGCACGCCGCCAATGACTTTCGGGCCGGGCTCGCGGCCCGTGGTCTCACGTACCAGCTCGTCCAGCTCTTCCGCGCCGCCAAGCGCGTCGACGGTCTCCCACGGCAGCACATATTCGCCGTTCGACAGCTGCACGCGCTCGCCTTGCGGGCCCTTCGCCGGCACTTTGTCGTCCCGCGGACCGCCGGGGCCCTTCACCTCGCCGCCGTCCTTCATGCCCAGCTTGCGCAGGGCGCTGCCGACCGGGCCACCGATAGGGACGCCGAACACGCGAGCGGGCTTCTCGATGGGCTTTGCGGGGGCCGGCGCAGGAGCGGGCGCTACAGGCTTCGTCGCCACCGCGGGCTGCGCCGTAGGCGCGCCGTTCACCGCAGCGTCGATCTGGTTATGCCGGTTGCGCAGACCCGTGGCAGCGGTGCCGACGAGCCCGCCATCCGCGTACATACGCAGACCGCGCTTGGTGTTGAAGTCCTGCGTGACGTTCGATTTGACCTTCTTCATCCACCCACCTACGCGTAGTTGTAGTTGTAGTTGTAGTTGAGAGAGTCAGAGCCCTGACCCTGCCCAGATACACCCATACTGATATTCCGCGCGCTCATCGCGCCCGCGGCAAGCTGCGCCGCGTACTGCGCCATCGTCCGCAGGCTTTCCAGATTCAGCCGTGCCAGCTCGATGATCCGGCTGGTCTCGCCGTCGTACTTCTTCAGTTCTACTTCGTACCGCGCAATGGCGTTGCGCAGGCTCGCCTCAAGCCGCTTGACGTCCAGCTCGCGGGTGGCGACGTTGTTCTGCAGCTCGGTGCCATACGACTGCACATCAGCTGCGTACTTCGACACCAGCGCGCGGAACTGCTCCGCTTGGGCGGTTATGCGGTCTCGCTCGGCCGTGACCTTCACCGCGAACTGCTGCGTATCGAGCTTGGCCTTCTCGATCTTCGCGTCGATCTTCTTCATCGACAGCGTGCCGGCTACGTCGAGGGCTTGTACGCGGGAAGCGTAGGCCCGGGCTTCAGCTTCGAGGATTCCGGCCTTGGCCGACTCTCCCTTGACCTGTGTTTCGTACGCTTCGAAGCGGGTCTTGTCGGCGTCGAGGCGAGCGGCATAGGCTTGGATGTCTCCCCGGTAAGCGTCGATCTGTGCCTTGACGATCTCGGTCTGCACTTTCGCGCCTTCCATGGTCGCGACGTAGGCTTTGACCTTGGTCTCGACAGCGCCCAGCTGCGCGGTGTAGATGTCCACGACTTGCTGGTTCAGCTGGCCGATGGCTTTCTGCGCCTCGATGCGCGCCCGGAACTCTTCGAGCTTCGTAAGTGCGGCGTCGATCAGGATCTTGAACACCTGTGCCGCTACGTTGTACGCCTGCGTGCGGATGTTGAACGCCTGTACTTCGGCGTTGAACACAGAGATCGCGGACTCCACACGGAATTTCGTAATGTCCAGCAAGCGGGTCATCACGTTGGTGAAGGCTTGGAAATTGATCTGTTCCAGCGCCAGCCCGCGCTCGATAGCGACGTTCAGCTGAGATATCAGCAGTTCGTGGCTCTTGATGTAGATCTCGCGGTTGGTCGCGTTGGCCTTTAGCTGGCTGTCCTCGATGACCGCGTTGACCTGTTTCACCAGCATGCCGGGCGGCATGGAGTAGCCGCGGCCAGCAAACGCCTCGTACGCTTCCTTTACAGCCGTCGATGCAGCGGTCGCATCGCGCCCGCGGGTGCGTTCGAACAGGGCGGCTTCGACGGCCGGGGGCAAGCCACGCGAGCCCGCCATCATTTCCTTGACGCGCAGCCAGATCTCGTTGAACTGCTCGCTGTCGTAGGCAGGCTCGGCCCACGCCACATTCGTGTCCGGCGCTTGCGCCGTCAGCACCGGCATGGTCTCGGTGAACGTCGGCAGCGTCGGGAACACGAACTCCGGAATGACGATGGGGGTGAGCGCACCCATGCTCGGCAGGCTCAGATCGGGAGCCACCGGCAGGGTAATAGCGCCGTCGACGTCGGGGCGCAGCGGCAGGCCGCTGGTGTCGATGGGGGCAGGCGCGTTGGGGAGATTCAGCCCGAGAACGCTCGGATTGAATTCCGGCACCGAGGTGATCAGCGCCGCGATATCCGCCGCCAGATCCAGCGTGGCGGGATCGGCCGGCATGTTCATGCCGACCAGATCGATTGCCGGGCCAGTCGGCTTGGTGACGTTCAGCAGCGCCGACGCCGGTAGCGCCGCCGGGTCCGAAAACGAGCTGATCGGCGGCAGCACCGGCAAAGGCGCTGCGGCCAGTGACCCCAGCACGGACTCGAAGAGGGCCTTGTACTCGTCGGTGTCGGTATTGAGGCGCTCAAGCTCGTCTACGACGCCGTCGTAGACCTTGTCGATGAAGAATTCTTGCGGGGGCAACGGCATTTAGATGCGCCTCGTCGAGACGTCCGCGTCGATCAACGCGGTGTCGATGTAGAAATAACCACCGCCCGTGTTCTCCACTTGGTACTTGAAGTACCGGCTACGCAGGCCCCGACCTAGCATCAGCCGCCCCGGAAGCATGGAGTCGGCCAGCTGCGCGGGCATGACGTACGGATAGCCGAAGTCTTGCCCGCTCTTCGTGACGAACATTGTAACAGTAAGTGGTTGCTCACTTGTATATCCCAGATAGAGGGATCGGGGCAGTTTGAGATGGTCATCGCCAAGATCCGACCACAGGGACGTGAACGTGGCCCCGGACACCGCCACCGCTTGGTCAAACTTGGTAAGCCCCGTCAGAGCCCCGGTGTACCGGTAGCCCCCCAGCGCAGCCAGCGACGCCCCCATGGGGAGCCGGTCGTACTTGCTCATCTGCCAGCCGTCGGTGTTCGCCGTCCACGCTTCGGAAGACGTCGGGACCAGCGAATCCTCAACGTACAAGAGATCCTCGGTCACGCTGGACGAGGTCTGGGCGCTGGGCAGCGCCGCGTCGGTGATTTCCAGCTCGTCGTCCAGCTCGATGCCGACACGAGCGGCTTGGGTAACCACCTCCGCCGCGGCCAGAGCGTCAAAAACCTGCCGCAGAATTTGGGAGCTGAAGGTTACGGAATCCGTGATCTGGGCGGCTTCCAGTAAGGTTGCCTTCTTACTGACATAAGCCGCGTCCAGCGCTTCGAGCCCGTCCAGCAGTGTCTTGGTGGCAATTGTCTTGGGGGTAACCGTTTCCGTGGCGCTGCGCGTGTCCTGCACCAGCAGGTAGCGGCTGATCTGCTGCGTTTCGGCGTACTTGGGCGTTTCGCTGATCAGCACCCGCGCAACGGACTGCACGGAGTCCGTAATCTTCGGTGTTTCCGTCAGGTGCGACGTAAGCTTGAGGGCCGGGACGGAATCCGCAGCCGCGCGAACTTCATATAGCCACGAGGCAATACGCCCAACCGTTGCCGCGTCGGACATAGTGCCGAGATGGTCGATGAAGAACGGACCAGCGACGTAATATTCTACGAGGTTGTATTCGTCAGCAATTTCTTCGAACTCAGTCGCCATTTACCACCCCCACAAACGCCACGCGTTGCTGCTGAATGTATGTGTCCATCGGACTGCCGATCTGCAACCCGGGGCCCCAGCCGTTAGGGCCCGTCTGAGATACAACCGTAGTGCCCGACCCGAAACTATTATGCGTCGTCGAGCACTGCTGCCGCCCGTCAAACGCGTTGAATGCAAAACGCTGCCAGATATTGATCGTATTCATGTCGGTCGTCGTTCCGGAGTGAATCTCCTGCGTTACCCCGCCGTTGACGAATTCGAAGCTCGCATACAACTTGTAAGTCGCCGTCGGCGTCAAGTTCTGATAATCCTCGATCAGCGGAGAGTTGCCGCTACCAGTTAGCTGGGTGCCGCCCGGCTGAAAAACGTCGCACTCTGCAAACCATAGCGTATTCCACACGCCAGACGTAGGAATCTGACAGCTGGTATCGCCGCCGTTATCTTCCGGCGTATCGTGCCGCCACTCGTCTTGGTCCATCGCACATGCAGGTGCGCCGTTAGCAGTAGCAAGTGCCTTGTCGCCCTCGGGAGTATCCGCCGGAATGCGCCACAGCGCGCTGCTCCAACTATTTCCGAAAGCTTCAACGTCGTAGAAAAACTCCTCTCGGTAGTGCTGGTCAAAAGCATCGATAACACAGATGAAGCAGCCGCTTCGCGTCCCCTGCGGCACTACTGCATGCGTAGTAACTTCCCGGTTCCACTTCTCTTCGTACCAAGTAGCGCGTGACTTGTAGTGCGTTCGGTTCGCATATGACTTCATCCCGAACAGCTCGGTCGGCGACATATAGGTGTACTCGCCCAGATAGGTCGCCGTGACAGTCTCCTCATACCAGCGTCCGGGGGAGCCAGTAAAAGTAACCACGCGCTCATCCACATCCGACGTGTAGATACGAGAGCGGGCCTGTCCGTAACCGTCGCCGCCGCGTCGCCATCCCGTTCCGATTAACACGCGCGTCAACGGGTTGTATCCGCAAGTCTCCCCGTTCGGCATGTTTGTCTCCGGTATGTACGGAGTAGCGATGCCGTAGAACGTTCCTTGCTGCCAATAGAAGTTAACGTACTTCAGCGTGTCGCCGACGAAGTACACAAAGATGGGGCAGTCGGTAACGGCGGGGTTTGTCGCGTGAGGAGCCGTAGATACGCCGCCGCTAAACGTGTCGCCATCAAAACTGATCAAGCCGCCGACGAGCGGCTCGTGCATCTTGAACTCTGCCCCTAGCGCCGCGTTGTCGACATCCACTAGATAGTAAAACGCATTCTTGGACATAGCGTCGACCGTACCGCTGGCCGTCACTCGTTCGACTTGCACCGAATCAATGTAGTCAAACGCTGCTTGGGCTTCCATAGCCGCAGCAGTGCCGAGATCGCCGCTCGTCATGTAGCGCAGTTTGGAGCGAATGATCCGCTTGTACTGCGCTTCTTCGTCGATGGTGACGCCGGGCGGCGGCGTTGCAGCCTCGATCTTCGGCAGCAAACTGGCAAAGATCGGACTGTCCGTGGGCTGCTGCGGATCAATCGGCATCCCGATTGAAAACGTCACTTTCCAATGCTCGGTTGCTAACTTACTGGACGCATTTGTGCCGAAGCCGATGTTGTGCGCTTCCGTGCCGCTGTCGTTGAACACCCAGCCGCACGCAGAACTCATGGGGCTCAGATCGTAGAACGCCTCCATCGCAGAAGCCGGCTGCAGCTCTTTAACGATCCCTGCGCGCTTCATGGCCCCAAACAATTCAGTGTCGAGCGAGATTGCCTCGCCCGTGGGCAGTCCGCCAAAGGTCGAAAGCGCCAGAGCAACTTCGGCGTCAATCGTCGAAGCCACTGCTATGAATGAGGGCGATGTGGTGTAGCGGTAGTACTGCAACGGCATGGCCAGAAGCCCGCGCGCAGACACCTCTATCAGCCACCAACTATTGTCTGCGCCCTGTGCCAGTCCATGCGTACGGTAGAAGCGACTGTCGTAGTCGATCTGCACGCCGGTCGTGAACGCTTTCGTCGCAGCAACGTCGGGCTCGGGTGCTTTGACCCCGGATGCTTTCAGAACTTGCTGCGCGACGGTAAGAAACTTGTTGGGTCCTTCGGGCGGACGCCCGAAGCCCATAAGCAACTGCACAAGCTTCCGCATCTTTCCGGAAAATTGCGAAGCGCGCAGGGCCTCGTACTGCGTGTCGCCCGCGAACAAATCGTCACGGGTTTCGACGTTGGCGTTTACTGCGTAGCGGGCAAGTTCCTGCTCGCCGGCCACTGCTACATCCACGAGCCGCTCGACCGTGGCCGCAGTCGGCACAAACGTAACGGTGTCCGGATCTTCCGGCGTAGCGCCCGGGGTCCGCGTGCCGTCGACAACCCAACCACTGCCGAAGTCAGGGATGCGGAGAAAGATGTACTGATCCTTGCCGGGCCGCGAAGGCACGACATGGACACCGACGAAATCGCCCGCCTTTATGGAATAGGCGTAGCCCCCACCGGGCAGCTCTAGATACTTGCGGAACTGAAACAGCCCGCGGGCTTCTGCTTCTAGGCGAGTGTCGAGGGCGAGCTTCTTCGCGATTGCAACTTCAATCGCTGAAAGCTCGCCCGTCGCCGAAAGACGAAAACCGTCAAATACCTTCACTCACGGTCAGACGCCAGACAGGGTCAGCCGGTAGCCGATCTGGAAGACGTCTGCGGCGTACAGCGTGCGCGGCGTGGCAAAGCGGCCTGCGGACAACAGCGTGCCTGAAGCGCCGCCGCGTACGTTGCTCGACAGCAGCGCCGCGCCGTACACCTCAACCGCCGTAGCCGTTGCAATCGTGAACGATGCCAGCGACGAAAGGTTGTCGATCTGTCCGCCGCTGATTGCACCCGGGGTCCACGTTTGGCGCACGGCTTCGGAGTAGCCCTCGGTCAACGACGTGATCTCGCCGGCGGTCGCAACGAAGTTCGCCGCGGTCCAGTTACTTGCCGGGGTGACGTTGGTGTTCCACAGCGCGAGATACCACGTGTTGATTTTCGCCGTTGCGCCGAGTGACACGCCCAGCAAGTATGCTAGGCCCTCGTCGACTACGAGGTTCTTGTCGATCTGCAGATCGCCGCCGTTAACGGCGTGGAAGTATTGGCCGGCAACGGTCGCGCCGATCTTCGGGAACAGGAGTCCGCTGGGGGTGAGTTCGTACGCGCCGTCCTGCAAGTCCCGCGCGAACTCCCGTTTGTGCTTCAGGATGTCATTCATCTTTACCTCGGGGTTCAAGTTACTAGGGTGGTCAGGCGGCGGTTATGCACGACTGTGACGCCGCGCTGCCCGACAGGAACGGCAAGCCGCTTACTCTGCGGCTCCACCACGTCGCCATTTGGCGTGCCGATTGCGTACCCGCGCTCGCCAAGCCAAACTGCGTACTTCTGTCCGCCCTGCGCCCAGTCGCCCGACATGTCCTCGCCGTCAATCTCGGTGGAGGAACCGGGGACCGGCACGGCTGCGCCCGTAGCTTCGACTTTCAGCTCGGACGGAAGTGCGCCGCGCAGGAATACAACACCATCACGCTGACCAATGAAGATCCCGCCAAGTACCGGCTGGATGAACGTGATGACGTTCGGAAACTGAATGAACCCGTGGCGCGGGTCATGAAGCCCGTAGCGCATCGGCTCGCTCATGTAGAGGTTCGGCCCGCGGGCCACAAGGACACGGCCTCGCCAATACCGCAAGTACTTGCCGCCGGGCATGCGCACCGTGTGCCGCGTAGTGCAGACTTGCCCGCCCGGCGCGCCCTGACTCAGCAGGAAAGCCTCGGCGTGCGGCAGAACGACATCTTGCGCAGCGTAGAACGCGTCGCCGTCGGCCGTAGTGCGGTAGATGCGGATCTTGGTGACCTTCGCTTCCAGCGGGATCGGCAACGCCTGAATCTCGATGCCGCCGCCCTCGACAACGTCGAGAAAGATCGCAGGGCTGGCACCGCTTTCTTCGCCGTTGCTGGCTACGAAAGTGATCAGCACGCCGTACCGGCCGGCAGTGAAGCCGCCAACCTGTGTAGTCGCAACGAGCGGGGGCGGGGGCGTTTCCACGCCAAGCCCCTGCACTTGACCGCTGCGCACCACCACCAGCGTATTCAGCCCGCCGACCACCAGCTCGCTGTTGACTTCGACGTACTCGACTTCCGTATCAGTGACGGCACCAAGCGTCGTTGCGACACCGGTGGCGGGGTTCCACAGCTTCAAGCTCCCGCCGGACACGTAGCACAGCCGGTTCTGGTTGCGCCAGCCGTAGACACCGGACACGGGGTCCGTAACTGCGGTGGCCTGTAGCCCGTCACGCCGTCCAACGCCACCGTCTCGGTCGATGTCCACATTGACGGCGTCACGCAGCAACCCCGGGGTCGCGGACGGCTCCGGGGTGTGGGTGTCGATACCGCCAAACGGGGCGATCTTGAAGTCAGTCATCAGACGGAGAGACGGAAATTAGACGGATTATAGGAGTTTCAGGCGTCGGGGTCGCGTTCTTTGATGATCTGCTCGGCCAATTCGGGGTGCTGGTGGATCATTTCCCGCAACAGGTCTTCCACTCGGACGCCATGGGGGTCCTTTCGGCCCAGCGTCCACAGTTCCAGATTCTCGATCCGGTTGTCATCCCGCTGGCCGTTCTTGTGGTGTACACGCTCGCGGGGGTGCAGGAACCGACCGATGTGCTTCTCCATGATGAGCCGGTGCTGGGCCACGTAGCTGTTGACTGCGTGGGGGTGATCCGGCGCATACTGCCGTAGGTAGCCATTGACTCTAGTCAGCCCGCCTTTCCAGCCCGGGGGGCCCAAAACCCGGTGTTGGAGCGTCGCAGCGCAAGAGTGAGAGCAACATACTACTGATCGGCGATGTTCGAATTCCTTCGAACACACAGGGCATATCTTCCGGATAGCTGGCCTCGTGCAAAATAGGTGGAGGAATCGGCGCGGAGCAACGCCGACCCTCCGTGCTGCGGTTACGAGAGCCCTGCCAAGCTCGCACCGAGGCCACCGCAGCTAGGCACTACCGGATGTGTCACTCCTGCTTCTTGTCCTCTTTCATCTTGGAGCCCAGCGAGCTACCAAGCCAGAAGTTCTGCACGCCGGTAAAGCCGCCGATCAGGATCAGCGTAATCACCGCGCCACGCATCTGCTCCCCGAAGGACTCATCGGTCAGCACCATGTAAGCGCCCCCGGCGCTGATCACCACGAACACCAGCGACAGGAACTCAAGGAACGTGATCCGGAACCACTTGCCGAACAGTGTCCGTACGTTCTTGATCTGGGCGTACTCAACCGCGTACTTGCGGGCGGTGTCGACGGACTTTTCAGTCGCTTGCTGCAGCTGGAACCACTCACTCTTGACGGCCTCGCGGAACGCCTCTTGGCCTTCCGGCGACTGCACCGCGGGAATGACCTCTTCAACGGTGGTCGCGCCCGTAGCTTCCTTGGCGATCTCCAACACCTTGACGGCCAACTCGGCGTCGCGCTCGCGGCTGGTCTTGTCCGGGTTGTCCGGATCGTTGAAGATCTTGAGAAGATCCGGCGCGGCTTGGATCAGGGAGGGCAGCACAGCGGCTGCAATGCCAAGAAGGGGAAGGGCCACAGCAGCCTCCGATTTCGGAACAGGGGCGGCGGGAGCGAACTCCCCGCCAAACGATACGTAAAGCTGGCGCGCCTTTTCGATGGACATCATCGGCTGTCCGTACGGACTGCCGGGGAGACTTGCCCACTCCAAAGCGCATTTGCGCACTGCAACATCAAACTTCCCGGCCAGCACGTCGTCGAGCGCCTTTCGGCCCTCGATCAGCGCAACCGCGCCAAGGTCCTGATTCTTGGGGCTGAAGTCGGAGAAACCGTAGAGCGCCACCAGCGACGTCCACGTCCGCTCCAAAAACTGATAGGCCCCGGCCGCGGAACTCGTTATGGGCTTGCCGCCCAGCGGCTTGGTGATCTTGCGGCGGGGGTGATCGGCGAAGCTACCCTCAAACAGCTCACCACCGAACATCATGCGGTAAGCGTTGTCAGTCTGGTTCGACTCGCCTTGGCGAATGACGCGAAGGAATGCCCGAACATTGGGATGGGCTAGCGCCTGCTCCCAACGCGGCATCCGACTAGTCACGGCACGCTCCGCACACAATTACCCCTTGGCGAGTGAACGCCCACTCCGATTCTAACAAGAGAATGAGACGGTTAGAAAATCCAAAATGCCAGCAACATGCCGATCAGAAAAGCAACGGTATGCACCGCCATTCGGAGCCAAAAGTCCCGATGCCCTTGCAGGTCGTCAAGAGACGCCTTTTGCACGAAGCCCCACTTTCAGGCCCTCCCACAATAGAAAGCAGAGCGCACCTAGGAGGGCGATGAAAACGCTCTTGCCGGATTCCGCCAAGATCTTGTCAAGGATCTCTTGGCGCTTCTTTTGACGCATCAGCCAAAGCTCGATGGCGTCATGGTGTTGCCGGTGCGTCTCCATACTGGGCAGAGCCTCGCGGATCTCTGTCACAAGCTTCAGGATCTTCTCGTCCCGAATGTCTTCGTCTGTAATGTGATTCCCCAATGTGTTCTTCATGCCGGCGAGTTCCGCGGCCAGACCGCCGAGTTTTCCGGCGACGTCGAGGTCGTGTGACTCTAAGCTCACTCTACCGCTCCTTGATCTTCAACCACACCGAGCGATCATCGACCCGCCCATCAACTGTGGTAATGCGACACACAACGCGCTCCGTTGTGCCGGCAGTGCCGCCGGACAGCCAAAAGGTAACGCGGGTGCCGCCGACGACGGCGCTCTGCTCTACTACCAAATCGGTATCGGCTTGGAGAATGACTTGGTGAATTTGGATGGTGTCGTCTGGCGCAGCCGCCAGTAGCCAGTCTGTCCAGTCGATGGAATAGTCAAGAACTGCGTTGGGGTCCTTGGTGATGGTCGGCTTCCCGACTGTAACGACGAACGTGTCTGCCATGGGCTACACCTGTTGATTCCGAGTTTCTCCGTTCACCACATAGAGGCGGTCTTCGGCAGTCGCCTCGTGCGTTCGATACTCCTCGGGCACGATGTATCCGCGCCGTTCCGCCGGCACCATATACACGTGGTCCGGGGTGTACCCCTCGAAGGGATACGACCCCTCCGCCGTGCCCGGGATCAGCGCCTTCGTTACTACCAGCAGCGCGCCGTTGGCAAGTGCAGCGCCGACCGCCGTGCCGCTGACCAGCGAGTTAGTGACTACTAACGTAGCCCCCGAAGCCACGACCGAAACACTGGCCGCGCCGGGAATCAGCGACAGTTGGTAGTTTACGACACTACCGGCCGCGACGGCTTGACCGGTAGCACTACCCGGCAGTAAGCCACCACTTACAACGAGGGTCGCGCCGCTGGCCTGTGCCGCGATCTGGTAGGAATCCACCAGATCTTGGGTGACTGTAGTCCGGACGATGTAAGAGTCGTCAAGACTGGAAGCGACGCCTTCGCGGACGACGTACTCGTCGGCGAGGTCGCTGCTGACCCGGCCAACTTCCTCGACGTTGTATGAATCAGACAGGTCGCTGCTGACCCGCGCATTGACGACGTACTCATCGACGAGGTCCGACGCGGCGCTTGTACGGACAATGTACGTATCGTCGAGATCTGACGTAACGACGTTGCGGACGACGTACTCATCAGCGAGGTCGTTGCTGACTTTGCCGACTTCCTCGACGAGGTACGAGTCATCGAGGTCGCTGCTGACCCGCGCAATTACGAGGTACTCGTCAGCCAGATCCGACGTGACGACGTTGCGGATGGCGTACGAGTCGTCGAGATCGGACGTGACGCTGGTGCGAACGACATACGAGTCGTCGTAATCAGAAGTGACAAGCCCGGCGACGCCATAGCTATCCGCCAGATCGCTGGTGACAGACGAAGCAACGAGGTACTCGTCAGCGAAGTCCGACGTAACGCCGTTGCGAACGATGTACTCGTCAGCGAGGTCGCCGGTAACGCGGACAGCAACGACGTACGAATCATCGTAGTCGCCGGTCGCGACGCCTGCGATTCCATACGAGTCGTCGTAGTCGCTAGTAACGCGACCCGTGACTACATATTCATCCGCGTAGTCCGACGTAACGACGTTGCGGACTACATATTCATCCGCGTAGTCGGACGTAACCGGCGCATTGACTACGTACTCATCTGCGTAGTCGGTCGTGACTGCCGCGCGGACTACATATTCATCCGCGTAGTCAGTCGTGACCAGCGTCGTGATGAAGTACGAATCGTCGAGATCCGACGTAACGACGTTGCGGACGACATACGAGTCGTCGTAGTCGCTGGTAACCTTTCCAGCAGCCTGCTCGACGTTGTACGAATCAGCGAGGTCTGACGAGACTCGCCCAATGACCACGAACTCATCGTTCAGGTCTTGCGAGACCCCCTGACGGAGGACGTACAAGTCGTCGTAATCGGCGCTGGTCCGCACATAGACGAGGTACTCGTCCAGCAAGTCCTGATTGACCAGCGCATAAACAATGTACGAATCCGCAAGATCGCTGTTGAGCGACGTCGCAACGACGTACTCGTCCGCGAGATCCGCCCACACCGGCGCGCTAACAGAGTAGGAATCCGCCAGATCGCTCGACACGCTCTGCCGCACCACGTACTCGTCGGCCAGATCGCTGGTGACGCGCTCGTTAACGACGTACTCGTCGGCAAGGTTGTTTACGACGGGGAACGTAGTCGCCGCAACGTCGACCTCGATCCACGAGATCCGCGCTTCGAAGGCCGGCGCACCGATGCGGTCCGCTTGGAACTCGACTACGAACTTCTTGCCGGGGTTGTTGTAGTCAGTAATCAGCGACGACTGCGACGTCGGCACCGTAAACCGGAACGTCGCAGGGTTTTCCGACAGCTCCACAACCTCGCTCGTCAGCAGAGCGGGGCCGTTCTCCTGATAGAAACTGACAACGAGGTAAACCGGCAGCGTTGCGCCGACCGCGGCCCACGCCCGGACCGACAGCACGTGTGCGAAGTCGGACCCGGGGTCCGACATCCCGTCGATGTAGACGCTGCCGAGGACTTCGCCGGTGGTGTAGATGTAGTCGACGTCATCCGGCGTGACTTCATCAATACAGGCATACAGCTGCCCGCCGGTGGACGGCAACCACCCGCCGTCGGACTTGGGCGCGTTCGGGCGACCCTTGTAAGCGACGACATTGAACGTGTCGGCGTAGTCGCTGGTGACGCCGGTGCGGACCACATACTCGTCCGCGAGGTCGTTCGTGATTTGCGAATTGAGAACGTACGAATCGGCGTAATCCGACGTAGCCGCTACGTGAACGACGTAGGAGTCGGCGTAGTCACTAACGACACTAGTACCGACGGCGTACGAATCATCGTAGTCACTAGTAACGCTAGCGCTAACAACGTAGGAGTCAGCGTAGTCACTAGTGACACTGATACCAATGGCATACGAATCGTCGTAGTCACTAGTAACGCCAACGCTAACACCGTAGGAGTCGGCGTAGTCGGACGTAACTGCGCCGGAAATTTCATACGAATCTGCGTAGTCGCTGGTTACTGTCTGGTTCGATGAGCCGTCGTATATGTTGTACTGATCTGCGAGGCTCGAAGTAACGGCGGTTACGTTGGCGTCATAGTTTGTCGCAAAGGAAGCCGAGTAAATCCGTACCGTCGTGCCCGTTATGTACGAGTCCGACAGGTCAGAGACAACTTTCGTGTCCGCGACGTCGAACTCGATCCACGACACCGCCGCGCGTTGTGGCTGGAAAATGCCGTACGAATCGGCGTAGTCCGTCTTAACCGCGCCAGTGACGCCGTACTCGTCCGACAGATCCGAACTGACGACTTTGTACTCACGAAACCGAACGAGCACCAACGGGCCGCGCACGTTCGTCGTCGTGCCGCCCGCAGTTGCGGTGTAAGTGGGGTCGCCAATAACCTCGCTGTTCGTAGCGGCGGTAACCGATCCGTACGTGACGAAGCCACCAATGTCCTGACCGGCCGACGAATCCGGCTCGACGACCTCCGTCACCGAGCTAAACGTGACGTTCGTCAGCGAAATGCTGTGCGCGGAGAACTGATTCGGCGTCGAAGCATCGGTCGGAATACACATCCCGACGACGAAGAAGTCGCCGGGCCTGTAGCTGATACCCCCAATGCCATCCGCATCAAGCAGTACCGAAACAGCCGTGCCAGCAGTGGTATCTTGGCCCCACGTGCCGTCCCAGTCCCAGTTCCACTCTGTCCCGGCCGTCTTCGTGAAGCGCAACATCACGCCCCACGCGATGTTGCTGTCGCTTACGGAGACCGTGAGGTTGCCGGTTTCCGTCCCGTCGCACGGGCGGAAGTACGCAACGGCGTTAGTGTTGCCGGTATCGTTCCCCTTCGTAGTCCCGTACCCGCCCGCGGCGTACAGTGAGGCAGCTACGGAGAAACCGGTCAACGTCGGGAACGTGCCGCCGTTCGCCGTCGCCGGCTTCATGCCGCAGATCAGAACAACGCCGTCTCCATTCGCAATGTTCGCCGGATACGGAACAGAAATGCTCGAGCCGTTCTGACTCGTGTAGGCTACTGCGCCAGCGGAGACGAAACTGATCGCCATTACAGGGACTCGATCCTCACCACGAGCAAGCCGTAGTCGGTAATTGCGTCAATCTGCGCGCCGGACAGCGGGAAGAAGTGCGTAGTCCATGAGTCCGACAGCGCTTCCGTCCACTGTGCAATCTGCGTGGTGTCCTGTAGCAACGTTACGCGCAGATTTTTAGGCAGCTGATCCGAACGCGCACGCACGCGCAACGAATGCCCGGAGCTAGTCGCCGGGTCCGTGATCGGACTCAATACCACTTCGCCCGAAGTTGCGGAATATGTATATACGAGGTCCGCGTCGTCTGCCGATGTCTCATCTAACATAGGCGACAGCGTTGACCCGGACGTCGGCACCCAGCTTCCCTTCGCCACATCTTCCGTCGGACGCCCGTACCGAGCATCCGGCGTAATTGTGTCCGTGAAGTACCCGATGCGGTACATGATCGGCGTAGCGCTCTGGCAGTACGTGTCGAACTTCCGCAAAGCCGTAGTCTGCACAATGCCACCGGACAGGCCGGCGTTACCGAACCCCGTGCCATGTGCAGCCGTCGTGTACGTCGAGCTGGGGCGAATTGCCCCGCTGCCGCCGGCGTAATTCGTGTCTATCTGTATTGCTACCGCGCCGCGAGCGGGGGCGGTCTTCGTACCATACGTGCTGTTCGTCGACACATCTACGGGCGCGTTTGCCGTGAAGCCGGTCTTTATGTAGCCCGTGATCATGAACGTATGCGCAGTGTTTGCAGTGTAGATATCGAACTGCTTTGAACCGTCGCACGGAATGATGAACGTGGCGCTGCCGCTGGTTCCGATAGGCGTATACGTTTCGCCGGTGCACCGGAAACCAAGGTTCGTCGGGGACGTGTTGCCCGTGCCGCGGTTGTAGCCCATGACGGCCAACACTGGATCAGCGCCGGTCGAACCGTTAATATTTTTCGTTTCCCATGTATCGACCGCGGTCGCCGCGACTGAAACGGCGTCGGTGAAGAACACCGCTTCGTCGGTACTGAAATACCCCACGATCCACGCCCGCCCGCCGGAGCTAACGTAGGTCTGAACTTCGCGGTTGGCGTTCAGCGCAACGAAGTAGTGGTGCTTCACCCCAGCCCGCTGCCATAGCAAGCCGTTGGTGGAACCAACGGGGCGAATCCCACAGTTCGTGTAGTCGAAGCTGCCGTCGCCCGCAAGCACCATGTGAGCCCCCGCCGCGCCAGCAGGGATGTGCGCCGACAGGTCGTGGGTCTCCCACACCCCGCCGGAAACCGGCGTGAGCTGGATGGGGGTGGGGAGAAACGTCGGCATTTACGCCATCAATTCGAATTTAAGCCGCAGCGCGGCGTAATCGGTGATCGAGTCCGCTTGCGCACCGGACAACGTAAAGGTGTACACAGTAGCCGTCGTCGTGACCTCCTGCGTCCACGACGCCTTCTCAGTGGCCCCCTGCATCAGAAACACCTTGACGTTGCGGGTGCCTGCGTCGACCCACATACGACACTGCACAGTGTGCCCCGTGCTGCTGGCAGGATCGACAAACGGAAGAAGAAGCACCTCGCACGTAGTTGGCTCGCGCGCATAAATGTACTTGTCGCCGTCGTTGTCCGCCAACATCACTGCCAAATCGGCACCGTTTTCGGACGGCAACCATCCGCCGTCAGTAACGTCTTCTGCCGGGTACTGCTTCGGCGGCGGAGGCTCCGCTACATCTTCCAGCATTGCGATGTAATAGATGCCGAGGTTGGCGTTGCAATACGGCGAGTAATACAGCCCGTTGGACGGCTTTGGTCCGGCGAAGACGGGTGCAATAGCCCCCGGCTCATAAAGATTGGCCCCACCCCACGGAAACGACGTGTAGTCCTTATGGTACAAAATCGCACTTCGATTTGTAGTAGCGGGGCCGTCGATGTTCTTTATCAGTGCGATTCCACTGCGCCCCCGCGCCGAGAGCGGTATCGCAGGAGAGGTGTACGTATTCGACGAGTTCAGTGGGGTAACAGTAAGCTCCTGCGCAGTAGTGAACGCAGTCACGCCCGTTTTCAAATAGCCGACGATGTATGCAGAAACGCCGGAATCCATTTTTAATTCGAATTCGCCACTGGCATTAACGGGAACAATAAAACTATCGCCGCCACCTTCGAGCGTCCCCGATATGTCGATACTTGTGCCCTTGTACCGAAACGCAAACGCCGTCGAGCCAACGACTTCCAACAGCACCGCGCTGCACGGATCGCCGTTAGTGGGGGAAAAAGAATACGTTTCCCACTGCTGATTCAGCGTAGCGGTAAGCTGCGTCGCCGGATGGAGCCAGCCAGCTTCGTGGCCAAAGTATCCAAAAATATACGGATTGCAGAACGTCGTCTGCGTGATGTACTGCTGAATTTTCCGCGTTGCGGGGTCAATCTCAACAAAGAATCCGCGCTGCGAATACCCCCACATGGTGCTAACTGGCGACCACGACTGCCCAATACGACGCACACCGATGGTGTAGCCGCCGGAACTGTTGCTACCCTGACCAGTAATGTATAGCCCAGTAGCCCACGACGGCACCTGAGAAATGACCGCTATTTCCGACCACACGCCTGCGCCGGACGGATTACTCGCTGGCTGGCGGTTAAGAGAAGTTTCTAGCAGCATCGAAACGCCTATAAAAAAGGGCCTAGGGCTATGCGCCGAAGGCCCTTTGGGTTCCCACCCTCAGCTATCAGATCACAGCAGGCGGCACTGCAGTCGGGTCCAGCGTGCCGGCCGTCACCATCGCGCGCCGCGCCTGAATGCGACGGAAGATCTCGCCGCCGAGGCGGAAGCCGTCGTTGATCACGTCGTCCATCGTGCTTTGCGTGGTGGCAGTGGTCATCGACTGCTTGCGAATCTCAAGGCCCTGCATCACGCAATTCGAATACAGCCGGTCGTGGTCATCGAACAGTTCAGGCGGAAGCTTGCCGTACTCCGTCTTGAACCACGTCATGTACTCAGTCATGGCGGCGCGAAATTCCGCCAGACGCTGGCGCTCTTCGTCCCACTTGACCGTGTTCAGCCGCGAGTCCTCGATGGCCTCCGCGTACAGCTTCTCCATCGCCGTCGGGGTCGACCCCAGTGCAGCAACAATATCTGCGTCCATCACAGCTCCTGTTTAGCCACGATTGACCGCGGCACAGCTATCTTCACGGGCTTGCGCCGAAGCTTTGCAAGGAAACGAGCAAGGCGCTCCCTGAGCGCCTTGATGCCGCCCCTCTTCACCCCTGCGTCACCACCATGCTGATCGGAACGAGGATCTCCGTGGTGCTGGGATTCACCACGAACTCCACGCTCACGGCGTCGCCGAGACGAACGCCGCCTGCGTCAGTACGCTCTGCCGACACCGTGTAGGTGCCGACTGCGACGTCCGAGAACACGAACGGGCCGACGTCCTGTTCAAGAAAGACTTCCTCGCCGGTCGCGCTCTTCAGCGTGACCTTCAGGGGGCCGGCGACGGTGCCGAACGGGAACGGCCGAACGGCCGTGTTCAGTACAACGGTAACGATAGCCATGTCAGATCCTGTTCAGAGTTACGGAGCGGTGTCGCCTTCGACGCGCAGAGTGTACGTGTCGGTCGCGGCGGAAGTGCCCGCGTTGACTGTACGACGAATCCACACGGCGCGGTGCGAGCCGGCGTTCAAGCTAGTCAGCGCCACACCGGTCGCGTAGTTCGTGGCGTTGGTGACCCACGTCAGGCCGGTTGGCGCGGTGATCTCGTCCGCAATGGTTTGCTCGGTGCCGTCGACAGCCGAGGAGCCAAGCGCCAGATCGATGGTCGTAGTGCCGGACGGCGTGTTGGCCTGCACGTAGATCTTCGGGTTCTGCAGCTGCAACGTACCGTGGTTGTTGTGGATGTACACGCAACGGTACTCGACCGTGCCAGCGGCCGACTCAGCACCCGACACGTCGTCGAACAGCGAGTTGGTCGTAGCCGAAACAGACGACTTGGCCCCGCCCAACGAAGCGTTGTGGTCGGAGTTAGCGGCACCGCCAGAGAGGCGGTAGTGGATATCACCAGATACGATGGGCATTTACGCCTCCCTCAAATTGCGGTGTTTTGGAAACGAAGGGTCGACGCAGTCAGCGTCCATTCTGCGCTGGAACTCGAAACATCCTGCGCAAACTCGATGCAAGCGATTATCTCATCAGCGCTCGCCAAACCGCCACGCGATTTGTAGTAGACGGCGCGACGCGCGGTAATCGTGGCGGGGTTCCAGACATGGCCACCCAGCGTGATGTCGACGCGGTCGTTGGCGGTGTCTTTCGTGATCGTGACCACCACCGTTTCGCCGCCGGCCACGTAGCCCGAACCGACCACCTCGTTGGTGATGTCCGAGCGCTTGGTGTGCGTGTCGATGTTCGGCACGTACGTCGCCTCGACCAGCATCACCTTGATCGTGTCGGTGTCGAGATCAATCGCGCCGCGGGCGAGGTCTTCAGGAAAGCTGTTGTAGATGACACTCGCCATCAAATACCCCCGTACGCAACCTGCCGCGGTTTGTGTTCGCGCCGCTCGCGTTCCTGCCGGACCTGATCGCAGTACTGGCGGAAGGCCAGCTCGTTAGCCGCGGCCTGCTTGTCGTTGCGCGTCTCGGCGTCCTGTTTGCTGAACGCCAGCTTCTTCATCCAGTACAGCAGATACTCGTGGTGGACCTCGTCCACTTCGAACTGCATGTCCGTGTCGTTGACCGTCACCAGCGGCAGGCGGTACACCGCCAGCTGCAGCGTGTCGTTCGCTTCCGGCACCTTGATCAGGCGCACCTTCTTCGCTTCGAGGTTGGTGACGATGGCCTCGACGGGGCCGGTCGACAGGTCGAACTTGTACGTCCGGACCACGCCGTAGTCGTCGCTGCCGCCCATGCGGTCCAGATCCTCGACGTTCAGCACGTCGACCTTCTTGAAGTCCGACAGGCGGTTGGCGCGCGTGATCTTCAGGATGCGCGGGTCGTAGGAGACCCACGCTTCCGTCGCAACGATGGGGATCTGCGTGATCGTCGACGTGTAGTCGGCGATTCCGCCAGTGAGCCGGCACAACATCTTCTGCGCGGCGTCCATGTACTGGAACACCTCGACGTCCGACCACAGATACGGCGAGGCCGTATCGTAGACGTCGCTGCGGAAGCGGTCGTACAGCTCGCTGGAATCCATTTAGACCGGCATGCCGTTAGCCGTAAGCTGCCCCGCGGCGATCAGTTCCGAGCGCTTCATCCACACCGCCATCACTTCGCTCTTCTGCACTCGGTATCCAACCAGCCCGGACACTGCCTTGTCCTTCGGAATGCCGCCGGCGGTAAACGACTCGCGGTCGTTCTCCATCACCAGCGCGTTGATCGCGTCAAGAATCTGCTCTTCGCGAACTGCTGCTTCCGCAGGACCCGCATTCGGCTTCGGCGCGTCCTTCGGGGTTACATCGAATTCTTCACCATCCACGACAATCGCGCCAATCGCGATGGCTTCCGCCACTACTTCATTCGGCACATGCGTCGGCGTGTTCTTTTCGAAACGCACCGAGTGGCCTTTCAGGGTCGCGAGACGAAACGACCGGTGCAACTGCATCATCGGCATGGGCTAGCTCCAAGGGTTAAAGGAAAGGCCGGGGGCCGAAGCCCCCGGCTTTACTGCAACTACGACGGGTAGACCTCGTCGGCACGTCCGGCAATGACGTAGTCGACACGCAGTTTGGCGGCACCGGTGGTGCACACGTCAGCGGCGACGACGGTGATCTGGACGTTCAGGCCACCGGCGTTGACGTAGCCGGTCGGAACCAGCGCGGTCGTGCCTGCGCCCTTGACATCGGTCGCACCCAGATAGCGAGTGGCCGAACCCGAATCGCCGACCGACACCGTGTACGTCGCGGCGTCGAAGGCCGTCGAGCGGGTGATTGCCCCGCCAACAACCACGGCGTTGATCGGAAGGTTGATAACTTCGAAGACCGTCGACGCGATGTTGGTCGCGCCGAAGTCAACCGCAGCGCCACCAGCGGCCGGAACCATGGTGTCGTTGAAGTTGAAGTCGAACTCGGCCGACAGAACGCGCTGGGCGGTCCGGCTAGCTTTCTTGAGAGCCATGTGATTCCTCCGTTACTGAGCGACGTACACGGAGATCACACCGAAGTCCTGCGTGGTGTTATCCGCATAGATGCTGTTGAACTTCGGCTTGAGGAAGCCGAGCATCTTCGCCACCGAGATACCTTGCTGGTTCTCGTAGTCGAAGCCTTTCTCGACCCACTCGGGGTTGCCGATGTCCGCCATGCCAAGAGCCTGCGCGCCGCAGAACAGGATCTGGCAACCCTCCACCGAGCCGCCGCCCCACTTGGAAGCGGTACCGGACGTGTTGTACACGTGCCGGAACTCGTGGAAGTACATGCCGTCGATCTTGATCGTCGAGCCGGTGAACAGGGGGTTACCCGAACCGCGCTCCATGGCGTGACGCACGTTCAGCATGAACTTGTCTTCAAGTTTCAGCTTGGCCATGGCTTGCGGCGTCAGGAAGACGTGGAACGTCTCTTCGCCGTCCTGCTTGATGCCGCGGATGTACTGATCCTTGGCATACGCTTTCAGCTGCACGAACAGTTCCCACGACGGGGTGTCAGCCGTGGCAACGTCGGTGGTCGCGCCACCAATCGCCAGCGCCTTCGTGGTGCCGTTCCAGCGCGCGACGCGCTTGGCGGACGGAGCCGCCACATCAGCCGCGAACTCAAGGAACGGGAAGTCCGAACCGACGCGGTCCGCGCCGTTGTTCTTCTTCGCGTACGACACGCCGGACAGCGTCAGGAACGCCAGCTGGTCCATGCGGTCCGCCAGCCAGTAGGCCAGCACGTCGCGCGAATTGCCGCGGAACTCGACGACCGACTTCTGATCGGCCATGCGACCTTCGTGCCGGTTGGCATGACGGAGCTGGTCAATGCGGATCACTTGATCCGAAGTCTGCATCGCCTCTTCGTTGCCTTCCAGCGTGCGGTCACCCGCAACGCCGTCGCCGGTCAGATCCGACAGCAACGTGAGGACGGCACGGGCACCCTTCTCGGTCTTCTTCAGCTCAGTGACGTGCTGAATCAGCGAGTTGGCATCCTTGCCAAGGAATTTGTTGACGAAGCTGTAGTTGCGAGCCTGCTTCCACAGGTCCATCGACCAAACGGTCTTCTGTTCCGTGGTGAGCGCGGCGAAGTTGGTAAGTGCCATTCGGCTACCTCATTCGAGAGTTGAAAACGGTCAATTCAGGTCGGCGGCAATCACGCTGCGGCCACGCGTGTGAATCGACTTTTCCCGAGGTCGGTACTCGCTCTGGGCTGTCGGGCCAGATTCCGATAAGAGAAATGATAGAGAGTAAGAGTCAACAACGCAAGTGGGCGCTCACAACAGGTTCCAGAAAGCCCGCTTGGCCTCCTCCACTTCCGCCTGTGTGGCGGGGCGGACGCGGCTACCGTTGACATACCACCACGGCTCCGTGCCGTCGCTGTACAGCCGCAGCTGCTCCTCGACCCCGTTCAGGGTGCGGGTCATGCCTAGGTAGGGGGCATCCATGTCAGGTCGCCATCCGGTGGACGCAGCGAATACCAATCGGGATGAATCCGTGGTCGCGAATGATGTCGGCGGCGCGCATGGAGCGCATGTAGCACGACGCTACGCTCTCAGTCTCTACTTCCTGAAACTGGATCTTGCCGCCCGCCAAGTAAAAGACGACCAGCAAGACCTTGCTCATTACACCCTCTGTTCCTCGTCACACTGTGCGCCAAGGGTGAAGGAATTGGCGGTGGTATTGGTGTCACAGGTGACCCAGACCGGATTCATCGGCGGGGGGTCGCCGGTGGTGAACGGCATTGACGGATAGCTGGGTGGCAGCGGCCACGTCTTGGCCGATTCCCGCTCGTCGGGCTTCAGAATCCAGCTAGACCCGCCCAGCAGCTTGCGCTTGACGATCCGGCCCACCACGATTTCCAGCTGGGCCTTGATGGCGTCGTCCGCCGCCTCGGGAGAGCCGGCCAGATAGCCGGTCAGCCAGACGGCGAACTCTTCCGCCCCCATTTCGTCGTTGAAGACGCTCACAGGTCGTCTCCGCGCAGCTTCGCCAGCGTCTCTTCGTCGAGCTTGGCGAACTGATCCTGCGTCATCTTGGCGATCTGGCCCGAATTGGGCAGTCCGCCGCCGGCCTTGTCGCTGTCCCGGCCGTGCTTGTTCAGGTCAGCCGGCTGCTTCTTGACGACGTCCGCGGCCTTCTTGCGCGCTTCCAGCTCGCGCTCTTCCTTGGCCCGGCGCAGGCCGTCCTTCTCGATGTCGCGCTCCGCCTCGGCGGCGGCACGCTCGACTTGGCGCGGCGGGCCCAGCACGTAGCGCACGGCGCGCTTCAGCGCCACCTCGGGGCTGTTGCCCCGGCGCTTCAGGGCGTCGATCAGGTCGGCGACTTCCTCGGCCTTGTCCTTGTCGAAATCGTTGACGTCCGGGTTCAGCTCCGGGTACTCCATTTCGATCTGGGACAGGGCGAGGTCGTAGCGGTACTCCGCCAGCGCTTCCATCTTGGCCTGCACCGCCGCCTGAGTCGCCTCGGCGCGGTTCATCTGGCGCTCAAGGGTGCGCATTTCGGCCTTGATCAGCTTGGCCTTGTCCTTCTCGCCGTCGGCAATGGCGTCGTCGTACTTGTCATCGAGTTCCTTGATCTTCTTCTCGATGGCCTCGACGTCAGCGTTCTTCTGCTGCGCTTGGATCTGACGCTCAAGCTCCTGAATCCGCTCGCTGGCGCGCTGCTCGATGGCCCGGCGCTTGGCGATCTCCTGATCCAGCCGCTCTTTCGGAATCCGGATCTTCTCCTTCTTCTCGTCCTTGTCGGCGTCTTCGTCCTCGTCGTCGGCTTCCGCCAGCTTCTTGGCAGCTGCCTCGGCTTTTTGCGCCGCAGCATCTGCCTCGGCGTCTTCGATCTCCTTGTCGTCCTTGTCGACGGTCGCTACGTCACCGCCGGTGGGGGCGAAGTCGTCGCCGCGGTCAGCCACGGCGGCAGCGTCATCCGGCACCGCGTGCAGCGGCAGGACCGGGAAAAACAGGCGCTTCAGAATTTCAGGCATCAGGTTTAGCTCCGTCGTTGGCGGGTTTCTCACCGTCGGCTGCGCCACCCTTGGCGGCAGCTTCCGGTGCTTGCTTCATGGCCTCGGCTTTCGCGTCGGCCGTCTTGATCGTCGCGGCGGCTTGCGCCTCCGTGGCGGTGACTTGGGCGTCTTGCAGGCGCTTCTTGCCGGCCATCAGCTCCTGCTCCATCTGCAGCTTGGCCTGAACCTTCATGCGTTCAAGTTCAAGCTCCATTTCCAGCTTCTGGCGCTCAAGCTGCATCTGGTGTTGCATTTTCGCAACTTCCAGCTCGTACTCCTGCTGCAGCTCCTGCATCTTGGCGACGAACTCGGCGTTCTGGTCGTTCGGCTGATTCGCCTCGGACATCTTCTTCTGCGCGTCGGCGTGCTTCGCCGCGGCTTCGCCTTCGACCTTGGCGACTTCGGCTTCCTGACCGCGCTGTTCCAGCGCCTTCTGGGCCAGCGCTTCTTCGCTTTCCGCCTGCGCCTGCATGTCCTTGATGATGTCGGCTTTGTCCTTGAGCCGGCTGGACTGGATGATGTACTTGTCCGGAATCATGATCTGCTGCTCGCGCAGCGCCAGCGCTTGGTCGAACTGGCTGTCTTCCAGCTGGTCGCGCTCGGGCTGGGTCGTGACGACAACGTCGTACTCGCCGACGGTCAGGTCGTTGTAGATCTGGCCCGACTCCGGGTCGACCTGATTGATCGTCACTTCCTCGGAGCGGTTCGTCATCCGGTCGGTGACGATGTGCAGCACGCGCTCCTCGGTGTAGTACTCCTGCACGAGGTCGAGGATGTTGCGGGCAAGAATGTAGTCAGTCCGCATCAGGTTGTCGAGGACCTTGGCGGTCGTCACGCTGGACGCGGCTTGGTTGCTCTTCACCGCTTTGGCCGAAACGTCCTCGCGGGCGTTGCCCATCCGGTAGTCGGTGACCCCGGAAATGTTCTTGATGTGTTCTTCGGCCTTGTACGTGATGCGGTCGAGCCCGGTCGGCGTCGCGTTCGGCGTGATCTTCTCCGCCGCGTCGATGTCGTCCAGCTCCATCACCAGCCCGGTCTGCGAGCCGCGTTGTTCCAGCTCGGCAAGGCTCATGTTCTTGAGCGAGCCGGTCTTCACCTTCCAGCCGCTATTGGCGGTGGTGTTGACGACGTGCAGCTCCTGCGAACTGACCTTGTTCAGCAGCTCCTGCGGGCCCAGCAGGTTCTCGACCAGCCCCACGGTCCGGCCGCGGCGAAAGTACGGGAAGTACGGCACCACTGTAAAGTGCTTGTACGGCGACCAATCGTCGTGCAGCACGTGCTTGTCGGCGATGACGGTCCAGCGGATGCGGGGCACCGCCTTCGTGATAACGACGACGTCGCCCTGCGAGTCCGCAAGGTACTGCGCGATCTTGTTGTCGTCCCAGCTGGCCGGCACCGGGCGCAGATCGCCCATCCGCAGGTTGGCGAAGTGCTCAACCTTGTCGATCTTCTTCCACTGGCGCTCGATGACGCGCACGTTGCGCACCGACGGCAGCAGCACGCCGGCTTGGCCGTAGGTCACCGCGCGCGGGGTGCCGAAGCGATCCCGGTCGCGGTCGATGGAGTCGTAGCCGTACGGCCAGAACGATTCCGTGATGTTGCGCAAGTCGTCGGCGGCTTCCTTGTTGTAGAGCAGCTCGATCTGATCCGGGCTCATCCACTTCGTGACGAACACGTCGGACCACTTGTCCGGGTCGTACTCCTCACCGTCGGGATCGACCAGCACGTTCTTCGGGTTCAGCTGCTCGATCTGGATTTCGCCCATAAGCGAATCCGTGAAAGCGAGCCGAAGGTCGAAGAAGCCACGCGAAGTGACGACGCCGTCGGCGAACACGTCGCTGCGCTTCCATTCCAGCTGGTTGTTGTCGCTGATCTGGCGGAACACCTTCGTCAGCGTGTCGGCCAGCTCCTGACCGGCCGGGCCCTTGCGGGGGCGGAATGCGATCTGGGTGCGGTTGTATATCTGCTCGCCCAGCACGTTGCTGATGGTCGACAGGATCTTGTTGATCGTGAGCGCCGGGCGCTTCTGCGCCTTCAACAGCGCCAGATCGCTCGTGTCCCACTGCAGGCCGGCGAAGAAGTCTTCGCACTTCTTGGCCTTGTGTACGTAGTCCAAGTGCCCGTTGTCACGGATGTACTGATAACGAAGCCAGACTTCGTTCGCGAGCGCGGCGTTAACGGCCATCAGAACCCTCTAACGTAAAGTGCTCCGCGAACTGCTTCGCTGACATATACCAATGGTGTCCCAGTCCGGGCATCATCACGATGTAATCCCCAAAGTGCAGCGTGCGACCGTTGACGTGCAATGCGGGATCTTCGATCCGCATGGCGACGAATTCGGCAGACTCGCGCAGCTGAACTTTCTTCCAGCCATCATCGCCCATGCTTCACGACAGGAATTTCAGTTTGTAGATCGTGCTGTCGATCAAGCCGAGTAACGTGTCAATCTCGTTCTGCACTTCGCGGCAGTCGCAGATATCGGTGCGGTTCGTCTCGATCCACTTGCGCAGGCGCAGCAGGTACGGCACTGCGTCGTCGCTGTACTCGTAAGCCATGCTCGGGCACTCGATCAGCCCGTAGCGGCCTTGGTACATTTCCGCGATGGTGTCGGCGTGGCCGACCACCGCGTCGTAGAACCCGCCCAGCGCCACATGCGCGGCGTAGCTGCGCGTCTTCAGGTGCATCACATGCGTGACTGTCCGCGCGTGGAACAGCCGCATCAACAACTCGCCAATCTTCATGGTTTCAGCTCGCAGCGGACGCAAAAACACAGAAAACGCCACTCCTCGATGCGCGGCCAGCGCGTGCGATCTGCCCGGTAGGTGAACCACCGCCAGTCGCGCAGGCGCGTCATCAAGGTGAAGCTCCACACTTCCGTCATGCGCTCATGTGGGTGCCTTCAAGCACCAAGGTATCGTTCAATTTGTCTTTCCACGAAGCCGGCTGCTGGGGCTCGACGGGACGAGGAGCGGCTTTCCCGACCACGAGGTTCGTAGCCCACGCCAGCGCATCGACGATGTCGTCGTGTACCCCGCCGGGGAAACGAAGTAGCTCATGCTCGGCGTCTGCGCGCCATGGCGCGTTCTCCGGAAAGAACACACGGCCCTGCTGCATCCGTCCTTGCAGACTTCGAGCGCGGGCCATCTTGTCTGTTAACGGTCTGAGTATCTCATAAGACGGGAATAATAGCCGCTCCTGCATGCGTTTCTTCAGCAGCGGCTCAATAGCGCGCCAGATCTGTCCGTCTTCGAAGCCGATCAGGTACGGCGCACGCGGCTCCGTACCCCAGCGCTCGGCCACATCCAGAATCGACTCCACAATCGTGAAGCTGTCGCCCTTGAAGCGCACGAGGTCGATGACGTACAGGTTGTCGCGCTCGTCCTGCAGGATCGTTGCGCCGACCGTCCAGTCGTTGGCCTGCTTCTCGCCGATGGCGAAGTCCCACGCGGTGTAGACGTTCATGCCCCAGTACTCGGGCACGTGAGGCACCGCCTTCATGTACTCCTTGCGGAAGTACAGGCCCTCGTCCGGGATCGGGTTCTGCTGGTACAGCGCCGACCAGATCCGCGGCGCTTGGACCGACTTGATCCGGTTCAGGCTGACTTCGTCGTAGCGGGCGCTGTGCAGCGCCTCGCCGGGGGTACGTAGTAGTTCGTACTCCGGGCCGGGCGGCTCAGGCGGCAGGTTCCGACCTGTGTCAACCTGCGGAGCAAGCCTGACGATCTCCAAGGTCTCTTGGTGGCGGAACTCGTACGCCTCCGCCAGTGCCGGGTACTTGATGATTTCGAACTGATCGGTCAGCGGGTCCTGCGCCATGGCGAGCTGCAGCCGGCCGGCGAGGTCGTCGTCGTTCCACCACGTCTCGATCACCAGCACGCCGCCGCCGGGCGACAGGCGGGTGTAGGCGGTTGACAGGTACCAATCCCAAAGTGTGTCCCGGATCAAGGCACTGTCAGCTTCCTGCATGTTCTTGATCGGATCGTCGACGATCAGGACGTGCGCGCCCTTACCCGTGATGCCGCCGCCCACGCCAGCAGCCTGAAAGCCGCCGCCCATGGTGGTGTTCCACGCTTCGACGCTCTGGCTGTCCGGGTCGAGGATCGTGGACGGAAAAACTGCCCGGTACAGCGGGTCGCGCAGCATTTCCCGCACTTTTCTCGAGAATTTCATCGGCAAATCAAGGTTGTAGCCGACGTTGATGATCTCGTGGTCCGGTGCCTGACCCAAATGCCACGCCGGGAAGCGGATTGACGCCAATTCTGACTTCCCGTGCCGCGGCGGCATGAGCAACATGAGCCGCGGGCTCTGCTTTTCTATCACCTGCCGCGAAAAACGCTCAAGCCGGGCACAAATGTCGGCATGCACCCACCCGGCTTGGTAGTCCGGGTGCGTTTTCTTGGTGAACTGCAGTAGGCTGCGACGGGCTAGAACCCGTGAGGCCAGTTCCTTGGCCAGCGGAGCCAGTTTGGGGTCGTCAAACTGGGTCGGCGGCTCCGGAGGAGCGGTCAGTGCCGCGACCGCAGCCCGAATTTCGGCCTTTTTCTCCGCCTTGGCGTCCAGCACGCCCCGTTTGTACGTGACTCCGCACTCGCGACAGCAGAATTTGGCCGCTTTCCACCGTTCCGCCGTCCACCGACCGCGCTGGAACTCAGTCTGGCACTGAAGGCACTTCTTCGTCTGCGGTTTCTTGCGACGAGTGCTCGATGGGGACGAGGTCGATGATGTCTTTTTCGGCATATTTCAGCAATTCCTCGTCGCTCATGGTCTCGAATTTGTCGACGAGACGCTTCGCAGAGATCGAAATGTCGATCTTCTTGGTGTCGGGGGCGTAGTAGCCGCACATCTTGGCCACTTCGGTCCAGCCTTTGATCATGGCCGTGGGGTCGGCCTGAATCCGGGCGATGTCGATGGCTTCGAGGAAGCCGTCCATCACCTTCTTGCGGCTCATGTCCGCCACAAGTTCGTTTTTCTTCTGCTCGGCAGCGACGATGGACATCATCCGGGGGTCGGTCTTCCAGACTGCGATGTTGCTGGAACCGGACGCGTACCCGGCTTTCTTGGCTGCGCTGTTCCAGCTCTCTCCCTGACCGACCAGCTTGGCGACTTTGCGCTGTTTGGGGGTCAGCGACCCGCCAAAAGTGCGGGCATCGCCGTCGGGCAGACCCTCAAGGGAAGTGAGTGCGGACTTACGCATTGAAAAATTCTGCAGTTTTTTTGGAGAAAACGCCAGCGCCGAAGGTGGGGGGCCACTTCGGATCGCGATTTTGTTCAGAAAAACGGTCTGTCCACGAAACGTGGACATGTCAGAAAAATGGACAATTTTTCTGACGCGGGGGTGTACCGAAATTGGGTACGAACGTACCTAAAACGGGTACGGCCTCGAAAACCCATGCATGTCCGTCTGACATACCCCTCCCCCTAACCAGCGGTGAAGGGGGGCCACTTCGGATTCGGTTTGTCGTAACGGCAAACACTCCTTCGCGCGCGCAGAGTCACACGATCTCTGCCTCACTGCGTCGCGAAATTCCTTGTCCCCCCTACCGGTGGTGTACCCCGTCGCGATGCCAGCAAGGTGCGCCGTTGGCGCACCGCGAATCGCCGGGGGTGCGTTGAGGGCTGGGCTGTCCAGCCCCCGCACACTAGGAGTCGCCACCATGGCCGACCGTATCACGAAGAAGCAACTCGAAGAACAAGTCGCAGCTCTGCAAGCCGAGCTTGCGACCCTCAAGGCGGCTGCGGCCCCTGCGCCCAGCACCCCCGAGACGAACGACGAGTTCGTCCCCACCGCCGAAGCTCCGTTCCGGCGCAACTACTTCTTCCACCTCGTTGGCTGCGCCGCTCGCGGCGAGCACACCGAGATCGGCCGTGCCATGGCTGAAGTTCGAACCAAGTTCGACAACGCTGCCGCGGTGCGGCTGCACTCGAAGATCTACGCGTTCGCCAAGAAAGGCAGCGCGCAGAAACCGCAGTCGTAACACCAACCCGGGGGGCCAAGCCCCCCATTTCCATCCCACTCCGAAAGGACGCTTCATGAAAACCCAACACGCCGTCTCCCTCGCCCTGTCCATCGCATCAGCGATTATTAACATCGCGCTCTCGATCATG